TATGAAGATTTTAGAATGGCTCACATTAAAGTAAACAGTGGCAAAGTTGTTAATATCAAATATTCTCACTACAGGCTTGACCAAAACAAAACTTGGAGTATAATAGCGGTTTGGGAGGCTAGATTTAATGAAAACTTATAAAGAAGAAATTAGAAAAGCAATTGACAATGTTATTTGCGATTGCTGTGGTCAATCTTGCGATACTATAAATATGGGGCCGTCATGGGCTAGTCTTTGTGCTACTTGGGGATACGGATGCAAAAATGATGGTATGGAGTATGATATTGATTTGTGTGAGAATTGCTTTGTTGATGTATTAAATTTTATCAAAGACAAACGACGAAAAGTTTTGGGTCCATTTAATTTTCCGCATGAAAAAGATCCATTAGAAGGGAGATGTTATTTTCCATCATGAAAGCCACATTGACTTTTGATCTTCCAGAGGATATGATAGAGTTTGAGAAGGCATCTAAGGCTGGAAATTATCATCTCGCATTGTGGGATTTGAACGAACAATTGAGAAAATATGAAAAGTATGGTCACAATTTTAAAACCGCAGACGATATGCTTGCTGCAATAAGAACACATGTATTTGCAACCTTAGAACACTATTTTATTAACATAGACCTATGAAACTAAACAAAAGAACCAGAATAAATTATTGGAGTTGCTCAAATTTTGCCAATCTTATTAGAGGCGAAGAAAAGCCCCACGCTTTGCCTTGGGACGAATGGGAAACTTGGAGACAAACATCAGCAAAGAAACATCCTTACCGATATTGGTTGGCAGAGGAAGGTTTGGATATTTTGCAGAATATTGTGAACTTTCCACTAGATGTTTACAATACGATAGAAATTTATGTTCGTAATCGTTATATTGATAAACTTCACTATCTTCGCACCGGACTAAAGCCGGGAACTTATTATGATTTGGATTGGAGAATTCTGAACGGTCTTTTTAATGAGTTGGTTATTTTTGTAGAGAGCGAACAAGCCCACTTGATGAAAGCCCATAAGGATAGAAAATATAAGTTTGTTAATGGCCGATGCAAAGAAGCGGGTTTGGATTACCTAAACTGGGCAGGTCAATTAAAACTGAATGAAGATTATGGTTTTAATCCAGACCATGAGGAATATGGGGAACCAACCGCTCAAGCAATAGATGCTCAAAGGATTTTACAACTTTACAATTGGTGGCTTGATAGAGATAATAGAATTGATCCTAGCACTATTTTCACAAAAGAAAAAGATGGTAAGTATTACTATCGTAAAATAGATAAAATGCTAAATGATTATGATCAAGAAGATACAAAGATGTTGATTGAATTAGTTAAGATTAGGAGTTCATTATGGACTTGAACGACACAATAAAAGAAAATCTTAATAATCCAGATCTAGAGTACGATCTTCTAAATAATGAGCGTATTGTAGCAAAATGTCTCAATGGCCCAGAATATTGCCGAGATTTGTACGGGGCATTATGTAATAATCGTTTTTTTTATGGCGGTAAAGAATGGACTTGTTCTTGGAGAATGGCTGGAGGAATAGTTGCAGATATTATTAAAGATGGAACGTACATGGATTGGTATTGTTCTGGTAACGAAAGCGTTGTAACTGAAGAAATTAAACTTGATTTAATGATGATGGGATGGATTGTTAAGCCTTACGAACCAAGATTAAAGCCCGGAATCTATAGAAATGAATGGAAATAATGCAAATTGATATAAACAAAAACGAAGCGTGGAAAATTATGGACGCATTACAATCTTACAAGAAAGATTATGCCTTGACTGCTCCTGTAGTTAAAACTATAGATAATCTTACAAAGAAACTTAAGAGCATTACCGATGAAAGTAAATAATAAGACACATATATCAATGACAGATGAGGATGTTAAGGATGCTATAATCAAGTATCTTTATCAGAATCAAGGACTTAGTGGTATTTTTGATGTAAAGTTTAAACTACGAAAACGAAGTATTCCATCTCAATATCCACAGGACTGTAATTATGTGCATGAGTTTGATGGTGCAGAAATAACGGTAGATTTAAATGAAAAATGAACAATTCAATTTTTGGCTAATTTGTTTAGCATATTTCATTATAGGACTAATGATTGCTAATAATTATGTGCATCATCAAAATTTAAAATCCATACAAAAATCTGTTGACACGCTAATAAAAATAGAGATGATAACTGAACAACAGTTTAATATATTACAAGGTAAACTTAATGATCTTGAACGAGACTTCTATAGAATCCCAAGAGATAGTAGAATTGCCAATACTAGGTAATAGTATTAATGGGATTAATGAGCCATTTGCTGAATTATACTTACTGGAGTTTGAAGAATGGTACACTGTAGAGTGAACAAATTTCTTGAATGGATTCAAGATAAAAATAGATTTGATGGGGTAACTATGATCAGGCTTGTTTTAAATGGCAAGGCTCATGATTATACCCGGTGGAAATTTAGTGGAATGAATATCTTTTTCTATGACCAAAACGGAAAAGTAGAAACTATTCTTTGGACATCAGAAAAAGTTAAAGTCATTGATGATAACACTATTGTTATAAACGAAGATCATGGATCTTGTGCTATAGGATTAGAACTATTCTATGGCGGAGCAATACTATGATTTCTTTTAATGAATTTCTTAAAAAAGTTGATACTATTTATTTGGATCATAGTTTTGAATGGAGATATGGTCAAACAGTTATGAATGTTTTAGCAGATATTTGGTCTGATAAATATAAAGAACTGGTTGCCACGGAGAACGATTGCTTCTATGATGATAGAATGGTACAACTTACTCTTTCTAAATTGGAGAAAGAATGGATGATAAACTAAATGAATATATTCAAGAATTAGTTGATAGAATCAAGTACCTTGAAAGAATAAATGATGATCTTAGGAAAGAAATTAGAACACAAAGAAAAGAAATTGCTGACCTAAAAGAAGAAAAAAGAACAATTCTAAATCAAGATTTACCGCCAGAATACAATTCCACGTTAGATTTTAAATGATAAATTGCAAACAACAACCTTATAATAGCGTATGGGTTTGGGCAGACTCTCAGGAAGAACTTGGGTTGACTTTTATGCGTTTCCAAGAGCATTACGAGAGTGCCAGCCCCCTTTTTAAAGGGAAAGTGTTCACACAGGGACAACTTAAAAGATGGTATTCTGAGACTTATGGAGCAAATAATTATCACACAACATGGGTTGGTTTTAATTTTCCAAGTTATGTTTTGAATCCTTTCAAAGAAGGTCTTTTTGATCCTCTTACAACAGAGGAACAAAGATTGCTAGACTTATTTAGATATAGAAGCGATAACTTTTACATAATTGGGGCTCAAAATAATAGTGTATTAAGGCATGAGTTGGCACATGCTTTATACGCATCTAATCCAAAATATAAATTTGAGATAGACTCATTTCTTCAAAAAAATCAAAAAAAATTGAAGGAAACAAATAAATATATCCTACAGAAAGGATATTGTAAAGAAGTATTAAATGATGAAATTCAGGCTTATATTACTGATAATGATGAAACTGAACTCATTAATATAACTTGTCCTTCAGTTATTTCTGGAATAAATAAAATCTACAAAAAATACAATGTGGCTAAGGTGAAAAAATGATTGAAGAAGAATTATGTGATGAAGAAAAAGGTTACTATGAGTGGGTATCAAATAACCTTGAATATATTCAACAAAATAAGTCTCATGTTAGTGTTATGAAAAAACTCTATATGGAAGGATTTGCCGCAGGATTTCATTTTAAAAAAGAACTTCAATCAAAGGAATGGTTACAAAAATGAGTCCGATGTATAATCCAGAAGATTGGAGCGAAGAATTTGATCTTACGCTAAAGTATGAGCCAATGAGTGAAAATACTATTAATAAAATGCTAATACAATATAAACATGATGATGTATTAAATTACATTAAAGAATTGTGGAATTTGATTGATTATCAAAGAAAAACTATGACAGAGTTAAATAAACAATTAGTCGCAATCAAACATAAAGTCGCATGGAAAAGATATGATAAAGATGATTCTATTTTTACTGAACATCTTGACAAACCCAAAAGAACTGATACAATGGGCTGTTAACCATGTTTAAAATTACAGAAGTCAAAAGTTGGGCAAAGCGTTGGGGATACTCTATCATTAAAGAAAAAGATGATAGTATCAATGGAGCAAGTTATTATTGGTGCAAAAATGATGACATTAATGCTACTGGTGTTGCTCTTAGTGTGAGTAAAGTTGCAACCGCTATTTATAATCATATGACAGAAAATAGATGGGTTGATCACCAAAAACAATATGGAGAAATAGAAGATGAGCCAAGTGAAATTAGTTAGTGTGACTCCAGATGCTGAAAAATTAATGGCTTATTGTGCGAGAGTAAGTAATCCAAATAATCAAAACAACGACAACTATGCTAAACTTTTAAAGTATTGTATTGACCATCAGCATTGGAGTATTTTTGAGCATGGTTTTATGACAGTGGAGATTAATACCACCAGAGGTCTTGCTGCTCAGATTCTAAGACATAGAAGTTTCACATTTCAAGAATTCAGTCAAAGATATGCTGACGCAACTTTGCTTGGCGATGATATTCAGCCTTTTGAACTAAGGCGTCAAGACAATAAAAATAGACAAAATAGCATTGACGATATTGATCATGAAATAGTTGTAAAATGGAATACTCAAATCAGAGAACATTTTTCTAAAGCAAAAGCGATCTATGATGGCATGATCAAAGATGGGATTGCTAAAGAATGTGCCAGATTTATACTGCCCCTAGCAACTCCTACAAGACTTTACATGAGTGGCACTGTGCGATCTTGGATTCATTATATTGAACTACGTTCTGCTAATGGAACTCAAAAAGAACATATGAATATTGCTAACGAATGTAAAAATATCTTCATAGAACAACTCCCTACCATTGGAGAGGCTCTTGGGTGGAAAAATGAAAAAATTTAATATTACTGCACAAATTTATGAATTGAATGATCCTTCCAAACAAACTATTCTAATGAATGAATTGGTTCAGTCTCACTATAAAGAATCTGCTATAGATTTTTTCAAATTAAATTTAATTGAACAAAATTCTATTCTTGTTAAGATACTGTCGGTAGAGGAAATAAATGAATCAATGTTTAGTTCTAATATTGTGTAAAGATCGTTCTAAAAAAATTATATCTTTAGAAAATTCTATTTCATCTAATCATACAGATTTTTTAACTGTATGTGATTCTTTAACTCTCAATTTAGATAAAAAATTACTTGATGCTGGTTTTTATAATCTGACAAGATCTCCTTATATTAAAAAGCCTAGTGCATGGGATAAAGCATTTTATACCATTAGTTATAATGAATTATATAACAAATATAATTATTTTTTCTTTATAGAAGATGATGTTTACAGTAAAAACTATGAATGCCTTAATGAATTTATACATGAATGTATTAATAACTTTCATGAAGATTTTATAACAAAACAAGTTAGACCTCAATCTCATCATCCGAATTGGAAATATTGGAAAGAAAATTATATTTCTAATTTAAAACATCCTAGTCAATCTTTTAATCCTTTATGCAGGATATCTAATAAATTAATCAAACTTATACTAAACTATCAAAGACTACACAAAAAATTTGAGTTTCACGAAATATTAATTGCGTCTTTGTGTCTAGAAAATAATTTAAGTTATATTAACTATATTGAAAATGATAATTTAAAAAAATATATTGGCAGATTTAGATATAATCCTATATTATTAGTTGAAGAAATTACAGATAATTTAATATACCATCCAGTTAAAGATTCAAAAGACGCTAGAGAAAAAAGTTTAAGTTGCGGTTGACACTTGCCGATACTATGGTATAATGCTGCAAACGGAGGTACTATGCGTTACGGGCTATGTTGCATTTCTCTCAAACTTAAAGAACAGGGTTTTGGTCATCAGACCATGACCTACAAGCGTTTTTCTAGTTTGCCTAGAGAAGAAGCACTAGAGATTCTTGGTGACAGAATTCTTAACAATCTCATCACTACCGACAAGACTATTGAATTTTGTGCAGAACACACCTATATTTATCGTATCAGTAGTGATATTTTTCCTCTAATTACTTATGATGAGGCTAATGTAAGTCTGGAAGATTTGCCTAATCATGATGCTATTCAAAATGAATTTGACAATATTGAACAAACCATTAAGAGAACCAATGTTCGTGTTACTTGTCATCCTAGCGAATTTAATGTTCTTGCTTCAACCAATAGTAAAGCAGTCGATAAGACAATCACCGAACTTAATTTCTACAGCAGTTTCTTCGACAGAATCGGCTGCGAAGCAAATTATAACAACCCAATGAATCTTCATGTTCATAACAAAAATGGAACACACTCTGAAATCATTGATAGATTTATGCAAAATTTTAATCGTCTTGATCCTAATTGTAGGGCTAGATTGGTTATTGAAAATGATGACAAAATTAACTGCTGGAGTGTAGACGAACTTGTTAATGTATTTCATCCTGCTACCAATATCCCCATCACTTTTGATTATCTTCATCATAAGTGCAATCCTAACGGACTAGATGAACAAACAGCACTTAAAATGTGCTACAATACATGGCATGGATATCGACCTCTTTTCCATTACAGCGAAAGTCGTCCCGGAAATAATCCAAGGGCTCATGCAGACTATGCGGAAAAACCATTTGAAACATACGGACTAGATTTCGATGTGGATATGGAATTAAAGATGAAAGACTTTGCTATTGCTAATCACGAAGAAATAATTAAAGGAGTTTCCGTATGAGTGCTTGGCTAATTGCTTTTACTGGTTGTTGCTATCTTTATGTTGCTGGTGAACAAGGATATAAAGGAAACTATGGTATGTTAATTACATATTTGGGCTATGCGTTTGCTAATGTTGGATTGTATATGTTGGCTAATAAGTAATGAAAATTATTAACAAAACAATTCGTAAGGCTTATAATAATTGGAGTCCCAGTAGACTCATTCGATGCTATCATTATGCCGCTGCGTTTGATGGTAATAAAATGATTTGTTTCAGCCAAAACAACCCGATTAAGACTAATGCACGGGCATATAGGATTGGTGAGCAATTTAATTTGCCTAAATATAAGGAATTTCCATTTGTTCATGCTGAATCTCATCTTATTTCTAAATTGTTGGATAGGTATAATACCATTGATCCTAATTGGTCAGTTGTTGTTATGCGTATTAATAGACGAGGAATTATATTAGGAAGTAAGCCTTGTGAAAATTGCGACAAACTTCTTAGTGCTGTTGGATTGAATGATGTTTATTATAGTACGGATTACGGGAGTTTTGTTGACAGTTTAGAAAATTTTATTGAAGGAGTCGAGTTGACAATGCCGATGGTCATGGTATAATCCGTTGTAAGGAGGAACCCATGAACTGTATTTATTGTCAAGATGCTATTCCGGCGGGTCGTGCAGAATTTTTGATTGAAACTAACAGACGAGCAACTTGTCTTAGTTGTTCATCAGAATCTAAAGCGGTGGGATTCATGAATTATAGTCACAAAACTGCACCGGACTTGGTTCTCTGTCCAGCAAATGCTAGAGAAACTTTGAGGATTTTGGATCGTGCAAATCGTCGTGCTAGATAATCTTATCTGATTTTTTTATATTATCTTTAGCCCATAAAGGTTGAAGATTAGTAAAATGGAAACAAAGTTTTTGTTCATTTTCTAAACTAAGATCAAAACTAGCACACGGTTTAATATGATCTATATGCCACTTACCATAATTTTTCCAACTCATTCCTTTAGTAAACTGTTTTTCTAAATGAATTTTTAATTCTTCTATAGAACATCCAAGCAAATCTAATGATGTAGAATATTTTGAATTACGTTTAATGGCTTTAGTTATACGCCCCCTAAGTAATCTAACTAATCTGTAGTTTAAATCCTCATAATATTTTTTATTAGCATACAATCTATTCTTAATTCTTAAACTATCTTTATGTTTTTGCTTATATTTTTTAGCACGTTCTTTTGATTTTTCATGATTATTATAGTATGATTTTAAACGATTTTTACGAACACTTTCTATATTTTTATTTTTCCATTTATCATGAATTTTTTTGTCTTGTTTCGGGTTGTTTTGTCTCCATTCTCTATTTATGATAGCATAACAACTACGACAATAAACACATTTACCATCTTTTTTAGCCTTATTATTACTGAAATCATTTAGATCTTTTTCAATTTTACATTTAACACATATTTTCATAGTATTCCTTGACTTTACGAGACTGTCGGATATAATTGACATACACCGATTGGATACAGAAAACTAATATTTTTAGAAGGAAAAATGAACAAAATGACTTGGCTTGATCTATACAACTTTCTTTATGAGAGAGCAAACGACATAAACAATAAAAATTTTCCTTGGCAAGAAAACGTAGAGGTTTTTGATTTTGATACTTTGAGATATTATCCTACTGACTTTATTGAAATGCCAGATAATAAAATTTCTTTGAGTATTGATACTGCTACAGAAGTGGAGACAATTGATGAACGATCTTGAAATTGAAAGTTTGCTTTTCAAACAAGTTGAGCGACCAAAACATCATCTTATGACAAAGATTATTAATGTATGGGAAAATCGTTATCGTATTAATGTTTATATTGAGATTGAAGAAGATAACTTGACTAAGAAACGTATTCATAGTAGTTATTTTTGCCACTATAGTCCCGGTAAATTAGAAATAAAGGGCAGGCCAGATGGATCAGCAATTACAAAATCAACTTTTTGAAAAATATCCTCAATTTTTTACCAACAAAGATAAAGGTATACAGTTTAGTTGCATGGCATGGGGTATTGAGTGCAATAATGGGTGGTATGAAATACTAGCATCTCTTTGCTGGATGATACGACAGCATGAAGATAATAAAATATGGACTAAAAAATATTTTGAAGAAAATGATCCAGAAAAACTCAAACAAGAACCAGAATATTTTCCTGTAAAATTTGATCAAATAAAGGAAAAGTATGGTGGTCTTAGACTTTATTTTAGTGGAGGGGATGAATATGTGGAAGGATTGGTAAGCATGGCAGAAGCAATTAGTTATAAGACTTGTGAAGTTTGTGGGAATAAAGGAGAGTGCAATAAAAACGGTTGGTTTACCACTCTTTGTCCCGCTCACAGAGAATCGTTAAAGAATCCCTCTTGACAATGCCGATACCTATGCTATACTAGGAGCATACCACTAACACAGGAGAAAACGATGCCCAAAGGTAAAAAGACTTGTCCGAAATGTTCTCATGAAACTGGACCGCGAGCATATTGCTGTCCTAGTTGCAATTATGTTTTTGTTTTTAAGCCTAAAAGCAAGGAAGCAAAAAATACCAAAATTATTCACAATGTTAATTGGCGTGAACTTGTAAAGGGTGATCGTATTAAGGTTGCTGGAGGCCCATATTTTGTTTCTAAGGGCGATTTTATTCCTATGGGCTATCGTGGACGTTTTGTTGTTGAAGGTGTAGATAGCAACGGTATTCTTGCTTGGGGTATTGACAAGAGCCAAGGATTCTGCCATATTTATATGGGAGGAGACATTCAAAATAAGGAAACTGGAGTTTGGAAAACTAAGCATAAGTTACTGAAACTCAAAAAGAAAGAGGAACAAAATGCCTAATACAGACCCAATTGATGCACTAGCCAAATTGCATGGTGCAAGAGAGAGCATAGAAGATAAATTGGCTGAGATTGAAGCAATATTACAGGTATATTTTTCTAAAGAATTTTCTACCGCATATCAACACTGGATTCCTCAAATAAAAACGGCACTACGAGATAATCTGAAATACCTTCCTAGAGGACAATATACTATGGATTATACTCTCTATCGGATAGAGGATAAAATTGTTGACCATAATAATAAAGGTGTAACTAAATATATCTAATTGGAGATCATATTATGGAAAATGAAATTTATGCTATTGTTGATCTTGAAGGATATGCCTCAGAAATGCGTGATGCTGCGGCAAAATCTTTCTCTGATGATTGTTCAGATGTTGATTCTTATATTAGTCTTGGTCAAATGATTAATCTTGTTAAGAGCGAGTGCATAGGTTTTGATGACCAAAATAGACCATTACTTAACGAAGATGCTAACGAAAAAATATACGAATCCACTATAACTTGGATAAATAATATTGGACTGGCTAGATTAGCAGCAGATGGATATGTAGAGTGTGCTTGGGATAGCGATAAAAATGAAATGATTTTTTGGGCAAACAAAAAATTGGATGATTTTACAAAACACGAAGGGGAAAAATCCAATGTCAAACCCGTCAAACGAAGAAATAAGAAGAAAAATAAGGGATCTTGAAGATAAGATTCATGATTGCAAATCATATATCTCATCAGACTTTTGTGTTAGTTGCATGGAAATGTATCAAAAAATATCAAAATACGAAGCCGAAATTGCAGTTCTAAAAAAACTTTATCATAATGACTGATATTTTGGGGCGTTCGTCTAATGGTCTAAGACACTACTCTTATAAGGTAGTTAAGTGAGTTCGATTCTCTCACGCCCTATTGGTGTAATATGAATCATCCTACCAATATTATTGACAACTATGTCAATCCCACCAAATAGAAAGAATATATGAAATATAGATTAACTTTAATTTTTTTGATCTCGATCCTTTTTGCGTCATTTTCATTTAATTGTTTGCATTATGACTCTTTGATTAGAGCAGAAAAGATGAATAAAGTTGATTCTTATATGTATGGTCAATTTATTCAATCCTCCTATGATTCTAGAGCAAAGGAATAACTATGCAGCACAGATCAAAACATTTACCAATATATTCACTTTTAATTGGCCTATTGCTATTGTCAGTAGGAACAAACATTATATTCTATAATAGAATTTTGATTCTTCAAGATTTTGTTGTTGGAGTTAATCCTTGGATTAATGTAAATCAATTTGAATTACTTCAAAAAGAAATATACAGACTTGAGAACGAAAAATACCAAATGGTTCCATTAAATCAAACTACAAAATAGGGTGCGTAAAGGTTTCGACTACATAAAAAAGATTATATTTGCAAGTAGTGGTTGATCGACAGGCCACTTTAAAAGTCGATCAAATGCTGTAACTGGCACAAATCAGTTAGCCCTTGCTGCCTAACTAAAACTGGCAGTAACAGACTGCGATACCGAATGAGGGTAGGGATCAAAAGTCTGTCGTTAAATCCCTCTGCACTTACAATACCCAACGGGTTGTAGGTTAAGAGCAGTTGGTAAGATAGGAAGAATCTTGTTTGTTCTACAATCCTATTTAACTCATGAACAAAATAAACTTGTAGAAGATATAATTTGAAATATGATAGGACAGGGGTTCGACTCCCCTCGCATCCACTTTAGTGTATTATTGAGTAAACAATCTCAAAAAGTATACTATGTTTAAAATAATTACTGCTCATAATAATAGATTTAAAGAATTAGCAAGTTATAATATTCCAATTATTAAAAACTATTGTGAATATTATGGATATTCTTATCAAATATATGAGATACCGGACGATTATCCTCGTCCTGCCGCATGGTCTAAAATAGATTATCTAATTCAAGAAACTAATAATAGGCCAAATCAGTATACTCTTTGGATAGATGCTGATGCAATTATATTAAGACATGATATTGATTTGTGGTCTTTTATAAAACCAGAAAAATATTTGTATTTATCAAAAGATGATAACTCAATCAATACTGGTGTTTTTTTAATTAAAAATAATGGTATTATCAAAAAATTATTAGAACAAGCATGGTCAATGACACAATACCTAAATCACAATTGGTGGGAACAAGCAGCAATAATAGATTTAGTTAACAATGATTATTTAAGTATTAATAAATATATTGAATATATTCCTAGAAATATTTTTAATGCCCACAATGACTGTATAACAGATTCTTCTTTTATAGGACATTTTCCACTTCCTTTTTTAGAAAAAAGAATATATGATGTCAAAAAATATTCTACTAAATATCAATATCAAAATATAAAAAAATATGCTATAAATAATACAGAAGAATTATTAAATCTTACACAGTCTTGGATGAAACTTAATAATTTATGTTTATTAACTAAAGATAAATATCTCATAAGTTTATCAGAAAAAATGTATTATCATTTATTGTTTAAGTCTATAGACTAAAAATATGACTATCCCTATATTTTGTATTAATTTGGAAAGAGCAACAGAAAGAAAAGAAAATATTAAAAAAAAATGGATTGATAATTTAGGATTAAATATTAATTTTTGGAAAGCATACGATAGAAGAGATATTGAAAATAATAAATTTATATATTCATACAATAAAGAACAAATTAGAAGAAGGCCACTATCTTTTGGAGAACTTGCTTGTGCCACAAGTTTTTGTATGCTTTATGAGTTTTTAATTAAGAATAATTATGAAGAAGTAATCATTATGGAAGATGATATCATTCCTCTAATTCTTGACAGATGTGAACTATTTGACAATATAAAACAAGGAAAAACAGAATTCCCACAAGCAGATTTAATGTTGCTGCACGACTATTACGGTAAGCAAGGTAAAATAATAAACAGACAAAAATATTTCTCATTATGTGATGAGCCTCCGTGGGGAAATCAATTATTTTATGCAACTAAAAAAATTATACCAAAATTATATAATAGTTTAAAAACCATGAATTTTCCTGCTGACTATCCACAAAAAATATTATCAAAAGAAAATGAAATAATTATTACTAATAAATCATTATGCTATCATCATTGGACAGGGCCAAATGCTACTACATATATCGGTAATGATATTAGAAATACTCATAGAAAATTTATTGAGTAATTTCAAATTAAAGTTTGGCCTTGTCTCTGACGATACTTGACAATAGGACTTTCGTATGCTATACTGGAGCGTACACAGGAGAAAAAATATGATTCACGATTTTGATTATGTTCAAAACATGGTTAATGCTCTTAGAGCAACTAGCAGCACAAAAGAAAAAGAAGATATTATCAAAATTAATTGTGCTATTTTTAATAATTCTTCCGCAAATTTTGCTAAGAATATTCTTCTCTATACTTACCATCCAACTTGGCAATATTTTGTCACAAGTGATAATCTAAAGAAGAAGAAGCATCTAAAGTCAAAGAATTCTTACAAGAGTCTTTTTGATCTTTTGGATGACCTTAAAGGTCGTGCTATTACAGGCCACGATGCTATTGCTGCCGTGAATAGTTTTATTGATACTCATCCTGAGCATGAGGAACTTATTCACTGTATCATTGACAAGGATTTGAAAACCCGTGCTGGTGACAAGATTATCAATAAGGCTATAGAGGATCATATTCCAGAGTTTAGTGTTGCTCTTGCTGATAAGTATGAACCAAAACTTGTAGATTGGAAGGACGGCTGGTATGTTAGCAGAAAGATTGATGGTGCTAGATGCGTTGCTATTGTTGATCATAGCGGGAACACTACCTTTTATTCCCGCACAGGAAAAATCTTTGATACTCTTGATATTGTTGCTACTGGCATCAAGAATTTGGGCGTTACTAACGTAGTTTTTGATGGCGAACTTTGTCTTGTGGATGAAGATGGCAATGAGGATTTTCAAGGAGTAATGAAAGAACTTCGTAAGAAGGATCATACTATTAGTAATCCGTCATTCAAAATTTTTGATATGATTAGCCATGACGAATTCTATAGCAAGAAAGGCGAGAAACATAAGATTTATAGCCACAGATATAATAATCTACGAGAAGTTATGAAGGATAATTCTTGTGCTTGTCTTAGTATTCTTGCTCAGGAAAAAATTAAGGATGATGACCATTTCCAAGAATGGGTTAAAAAGGCTGCTGATTATGGTTGGGAGGGAGTTATGCTACGAGCAGATGAACCATATAAAGGTAAGCGTAGCAAAGATTTGCTCAAGGTTAAGAAGTTTTTTGATGATGAATACACAGTTATCGACACAGAAATGGGGCCATTTCGTTATGTGCTTGATGGAAAAGAACAAGAAGAAACTATGTTGAGTTGTGTAACTATTGAACATAAAAAACACAAGGTTAGGGTTGGAAGTGGATTCAGTATTGAGCAACGACAGGAGTTTTATAAGAATCCTAAAAAGATTCTTGGCAAAATTATTACTGTTCAATACTTTGAAGAAACTAAAAACCAAGACGGTGGAATTAGTCTGCGTTTTCCAACATTTAAGATATTGCATGGTAGTAGCAGGTCAATATAATGATTGATCGTATTAGTATTATAAATATTCTAACAGAATTATCTGAGTTATACGACTATTGGATACTTACTGGTAGTTGTTCTGATATGTTTAATATAGGATATAATGATATAGAAGATATTGATATTATAGTCGAAGCCAATAATTTTTATGCTATTGATTTACCAAAAGAAAAATTTAATTTAATCTACTCATTAAAACATAAAAAAGATAGTCATCTACTAAACAGATATTTATATAATAGTATTCAAATTGATATTTTAGTAAAAACTTTATTACAAACTGATATTAGCACAGTTGATATAGATCTTGGAAACAATAATAAAATCAAAAGTTGTGATATAAATACTAGATATTTGCAACTTATTAATCATAATTACAAAGAATCATTTTCTAATTATGATATTAAAATAAAAAAAGTTCAAGAAAGAATATTGAAATATAAAAATTTGCTGTTTGCAGACTCAAGAGATTAGTCTTGACAAGACGATACAAGTAGTGTAGAATCGTAGCATCACACTTGAAAACTTTTGGAGAAACCCATGATTGTTGAGAACACAGTTATTCCTGTTCAGAATACCACTTTGGACAAGACCAAGGCAGATATTTTCTTTGAGAACTTCCCCAAAGACAAGGTTGTTTCATACAAGCAATATTGGGAGAGTGTTCGTCCTCAGAATGTTGAGGATATTTTCCGTCGCTATCTCTTTGCCTATTGCAGCGTACATACTACTTGGAAGGGTAATTGTGCCGGATATAATGCTATCAAGAATTTTAACGAGTGGATTGACAGCAAGGAAACTTTGCTGAATAAACTTCACAAGAGCGGCGTCGGGTTGCATAACAATCGCACCAATTATATCTGGGATTTTAGTGAGAAGTTTTGGGCTAATCCTAAAGACTTTTATTTTACATCTAAGAAGGGTCATGTTAAGAAGCGTGATAGTATTCTGAATAAGATTAGTGGAATTGGGTTGGCTAAAATTAGTTTTGCTCTTGAAATGATTCATCCTAATGAGGCACGAGTATTGTGTGGAGATGTTCATCAACTTCGCCTTTACGATATGGAACATCTCAAGTATAATAAGAGTAAGAGCGGTTCAACTACCTATAAGAAGATGGAGCGTCATTGGATGGTTAATTGTGGAATACTCAAAGTTCCTTCTTATATTGCACGATCTATCTATTGGGATGCTCTTCAGAATAAAGAAGATAGTCGATATTGGAGTTATGTGCTTGAATGAGAAAAATTCAAGTCTGTGGTGTTGACAAGTCGATACAGTGTGATAGAATGAAGTAGTCGATGCGAGAGGATCAGTCGAGCGACTGACTCGCAAAGATAAAATTGGAAATGATTTGGAGGTTGATTATGGCTGAAGTTAATGTTGTTGAGAAGCAGACCCGTGTTCGTTGCAGCGACGAGCAGTTTCTTGAGGCTGTTTATTCGTCTAAGACGTATGCTGAGATTGCGTCAAAGACTGGTCAAAAGGTTGCTAGTACGATGGCTCGTTATGCTCGTACCAAAGAAGCACTAAAGGCCAAGGGTATTGATCTTCCCTCTATGGAACGTGCGAAGCCAACCAAGACGGTTGATAATGTAGAGGCTATGGCAGAGGTTGTTCGTCGAATCAAGGCTCATGCTAACGGCTGATTTTTAAACCAATGATAGTCGATCACAACAGTTTAAATGGTAGAGGCACACAGAAAATCAACCTCAAATCATTGATTGTTGTGGTCGATTATCATATGGGAGTGTAGTCCAATGGCAGAGACAGTGGACTTAAAATCCATACAGTGTGGGTTCGACTCCCACCACTCCTATTAGAAAGGTAAACAATGTCTACAAAAAAGTGTAATAAATGTCATCAAGTATTAGATTTGTCTTTCTTTTCTCCTTCTGGTGGAGGTAACTATAAAAGACCAGAATGTAAGAAATGTAATAATATGCTTAATAAGAAGAGAAAACAAATTAGAGAGTTACATGGTCAACCCACAGAAGATTATATCTGCCCAGTTTGTTTAAAAAATAAAACAGACCTTGAGGGAATAGGGGGACGATCAAAAACCGTATGGACAGCAGATCACAATCATGCTTCTGATATTTTTAGAGGACATTTATGCCATAACTGTAATAGAGCGATAGGAAACTTTAACGAAGATATTCCTAGAATGAAAAGAGCCATAGAATATTTAGAAAATCACTCGAAAGAAATTAACAGTAATTCAGAATATAAAAATATTGCTTGGGCAACTATTAATGATAGAGGAGATATGTTTAATCTCACAATGATTTATAATCAGTTCGCTAATCAAGATGCTCTGATTCCTTTGTATCGAAACGAAAAGGAGTTTAAAGAAAAATATGGTAAGTTATCCAAATAAATATTTTAAGGGATGGTGTTCTAATGAAGGTAATAAACGATCTAATATTCTTCATTATCATATTTATACTCTGCGAGATATTAGTGACTATAATGGCGGAACGATTCCAGAAGAAGTAAATTCTCTAGAGGAATACTTTAATGTGGATGGTTTAGGATTAAACGAAACGTACTACGCTGTTTATGCAACATTTAAGATGGATATACCAAGAGGTCCGATTAAAATATTTGAAACCCCAGATTTAAAAGTAGCAGTTTATATTGTTGAACAATTGAGTGGTAATAAGGTTAAGGAAGATGAAATACACAATTGATCTTAATAGGTTTGATGAGGGTGGTAGTGCGGAATTCTACAACATCAAAGAAAATAAAAATCTTGGATTTAAGCAATTTCGTAGTAAAAAATCAGCGACCAATGCTTACAACAAGCAAAAATTATTGAGCAAATTTGGTCTTGCCCCTAAAGTTTATGGTAAAATTTGCAAACTTGAAATAGTAGTAACGGTGGGAGGCTATGGAGACTATACATATCCAGATCAAACTAACTGGGGATATGTTACAGAACGAGCCAGAATTGCTGATGAAACAGTAATGAAGAAAAGACTAAAAGAAATACAATCTCTTGTGCAATCTATTGAGAAGAAAACCAAACTAAAATTTTGGGATTGCCATTACTACAACATGGGATACATTAAACGAAATAATAAGGCCAAACTGGTTTGTATTGATACTGGATCTGAGAGTTTTAATAGAGATGCTAATGCTTGGGGATTTAATAGCCCAGGCCCAAAATGCAACTATTGTAATAAATACCAATGTAGATGTGGGTAGTGGTGTAATATAGATTATTAAAAGGAGAACTTTATGTCTGATTCTTATGAAGATATAATTAAACAAATCACAAAAAATCACCAAACTCTTCATAATACAGACATAGGTATATCAAAAGATATATCTGGAATTAAAAAGTCAATCAAAAATATTGAAGAAAAAATTTATCATATTGATGATACCGTAAATAAAATGTTTGATATTTTAAATACAATATCCATTTTTCTGGAAGAAGTAGAAGATCAAGGAGAATTAGATTCCGATGAAGATAATGAGGACTCTTGGAATCCTTACGGGACAGATTCTCACTATGAGGAATACTACAAATATGATGATGACGAAGATAATGATAAAGAAGATTATTAATGGCTAGTTTAGCACTATTAGTATCGCTAATGTTTTTATTTGTGGTGCTACTTGGGCCAGCAACTTGGTTATTAAGTAAATCTAGATTTATTCCACGTTTTATTATATGGATAATGGGATTAGCAAGTATTTTTATAGGAATATATTGGTTTTTTCTTCCTGTAAACGTACTCAAAATTTTTGGCTTGCTTACAGCATATTTAGGATGGGTTGCGATCAAATCTAAAGAAACGTGAGTTGACAAGCCGATAACGTATGGTATGATGGGACTATCACAGGAACGATTCACAGGAAATTTGGAGACATAAGATGAAGTTGGCAGATCGTGTTATTGAGACTCATAGTGCTGGTGTTCAAAGTGCGTCAGGATTCACAATCGCACAAACCAGCAAAATGTTTAAGATCCTTTCGGATTCTCTTTATTCCGATAAGGTAATGGCGGTTATTCGTGAACTGTCTACTAATGCTTATGACAGTCATGTTAGTGCTGGTAATAAAAATCCGTTTAAGGTGACGTTGCCAACCGCTGCTAATCCTAATTTTGCGGTGCGTGATTATGGTACTGGTCTTAGTCAGACTGATATGGAGAACCTGTATACAACCTACGGTGCTAGTAACAAAAATGATAGCAACGATTTTGTGGGTTGTCTTGGTCTTGGTAGTAAGAGTCCATTTGCTTATACCAAGAGTTTTACCACCAGTTCTTATTACAACGGTATGAAGTATACCTATATCGCCGCTATTGACGATAATGGTGTGCCTACTCTTAATCTGTTCAATTCTTGTGAAACAGATGAGCCTAATGGTCTTGAGATTAGTTTTGCTGTTAAGCAGTACGATTTCTCTGAGTTTAGTCAGAAGGCTATTCGCATTTTCCATTACTTTAAGATGAAGCCGATTATTGAGGGGGGTGTTATTCCTAGTCTCAAGGATCATGCTTATAGCAACAAGAATATTATTATCAGCGGTGATGGCTGGAGAGTTTGTCGTTTGTCTAATGATACCAATCATTATCCTAGCGTTTATCACAAGATTGATAGCGGGATTATTGCTCTTATGGGCAATATTGCGTACCCTGTTAATGCTCCTCAACTTGTGGGAGAGCAGAAAGCGGAGCAACCAGATCATATTGCCAAGTGGAATCGTGCCTTTGGTAAGGCAGATATTGATTCTTGGAAGAGTTTCATCACAGAAATTCTCAACCAGAATCTTTATCTGGAACTTGACTTTGGTATCGGTGAACTTGAGATGGATGTTTCCCGTGAAGGTTTGCAGTATACAAAGTCTGTGATTAAGACTCTGCGTGAAAAGACTCAGGGTATTTATCTTGAGATGAAGGAAGAATTCAGCAAGAAGATTGAGGCTGCAAAAACAAAGATCGAAGCAATCACAACTTATTACCAGTTGAATGATCTTGCTGGTGGCTGGGGCGTTGGTGCATCTTGGAAGGATGCTCAGGGCAAGGTACACAATATCAACAGCGGAGAAGATCTGGAATATAAGATTTCTGCTGGTAAGAGTCTGTATGTTTTTAACTATAGAAGTGCTGGCTATCGTTCTCGTCGCATGGTTTATCTCACAGATAAACTTCACCACAACACTCTTACTGGTAAGGGTGAATATTATTGGAGTGCTAGTGGTCGCAAAACTGGGCCGCTTAGTTTCTTTGTTTGCGATATTAAGAGCGAAGAAACTGCTAAAAAGATTGTGACTCGTTATTGCAATGAGAACGATTGTTTTGCTTATTTGATGGTTGATACTAAGGACGTATCAAAGTCAGACGAAGGATTTGATCAACTTATTGCGGACGTTGGTTCTGATAAGATCATGAAAGTCTCTGACTATAAGGATCTTATTAAGAGCAATAGTCCACGAAAAGTTGGGACTCGTTCTAGCAAGGGTAGTGTTAGCGATCAAGATGTATTCTTTATTTATGGTGCTTCTAAGGATAGCGGCAGTCTCACAGTTGAGTATAATGATGCTCCGCATCTAAAGACTCTTACATCAGATGAACTTGAGGCTTTTGATGATAGCGACGAGATTGTTTACATTCCTATTACTCGATATGCAGTAAATGAGGGAGAAGGTCTGCCGGATATTGAGAGTCTCAATTTTATGTTTAATGAGCCTAGTCTAGCCGATATTGTTAAGGAACTCTTTGGTAAGACTAAGGTTTATGCTATTAAGAGTAGCATTGCAAAGAAGATGGTTGAAAATGGTGATCATACTATGATTCCATTCAACACCTTCTTTAAGAATAAACTAAAGACTATTGCAAAAGACCACTTTAAAAAGGTTTCTTGCTTCAACGATGTTGTAGAATTTTGCAAGAATGAATTTAGCGATAGGGATAACACTGATCGTTATTACTGGAACAACTACGGAGATGTTCTTGGTCAGTTCTGTTTTCATGCTCTTAACTTCTTTGGTCTTGATTATGGTAAGTTTATGAAGAACGATAAACTAGTCAAGGTCGTTGACAACTATTTGATCATGGAATTCTTTAGCGATACTGTGCATAGACACAAGTATGATATTAATGGATTCAAGATGGCTGACTATTATGCTCATATCAATGGTCTACTTAATGGGATTGGTATTGATAGTGTTGATGCTGAAAACATCAAGAAAACCAATGTGGCATATATTCATTTGACTAATGCAATTGTTAATCGTTTGTATCTAAAGAGCGATTCTAAAGAATACACGAATCTTATTGCATCAAATGATAAGACCAAGTATAACTTGCCCAAAGCGAGTGAACTTAGAAAAACTATGAAAGCAGAGGTTGACAACAACCCGATGCTCAAGTATATTATGGGAACCGTCAGTGTAAAGTCGGGGATTAGGAATTTGACCTCAAAGAATCCTATCACCAATTCCACTGACAGTTACAATAGAAGTAACGATTGGGCTTGTAAGATGAGTGATGATATGGTCGATTTGTTTAAGATTCAGTTGAGTAGTCTCATTAAGTAATTTCACATTTTTCACAGGTAATTAGGAGTTTATATTATGGCCGTTCCGTTTATGTTTGTTGATGGCAACCTCACGGTTGTTCTGAATAATAAGAGTTATCAGGTTCTTCCTGATCATATTAACTACAAGATGATTCTGGAAAGGTTGCCAACTGCAACCGCTGATGAGTTGCTGGAAATTGTTGATGTTGAAAAGGCTGTTGCTGCTTTTAGTGATGGTCTTGTTGAGATCAAGAACGGTCAGGTAACTTATGAGGGCGAGGTTGTGCATGGGTCGATTAGCAAGAGAATTCTGGAATTTATGAGCAAGGGTTTGCCATTTCAGCCTCTTGTCAATTTCCTGAATAATCTCATGGAGAATCCTAGTATGCAGAGTCAAAAGGAACTCTATGATTTCCTTGAGCATGAGCATCTGCCCATTACTGAGGATGGTCATTTCCTCGCCTATAAGGCAGTCAGAGCAGATTATATGGATAAGTATCGTGGTACATTCGACAATCATGTTGGCAAGGTTTGCGAAATGACCCGATCAAAGGTTGATGATGATCGTGGTAGGGGTTGTTCTAATGGGCTTCATGCTGGTGCATTGAATTATGTGGCCGGTTATGGTAGTCTTGAGGCTGGCGACAAAATTGTGATTGTTAAAATCAATCCCAAGGATGTTGTGAGTGTTCCTAGTGATTGTAACTGTGAGAAACTTCGCACTTGCCGATATGAAGTAGTCGGAGAGTATCAAGGCGAACTTCTCAAGCCTCTTTATTCGGCCACGTTTGCTGATGACGATTATAATGACGGAGATGAGGATGAGTATGATCGTGATTATGATTGGGGCTGGAATGATGAGGAAGAAGATATTGACGAAGAATACTATGCCGATGATGAAGATGAGGATGACGAGTACGACAACTCTTATCCTGGGTGATTAATTAATGGAGTAGTCTGGGACTAGCAGATTCAAGGATTGTCTTGTTAAAGATCATCAGAATCTCTTAGGGTTCGATTCCCTAACTCCCTTTTGCCGATCATGATAGTAGTGTTTATTATCCCGGCTATTTTTGAGGTTGTTTACAATTACAGGTAATGGTGAAATATGTTTAAGATGGAACTTGGTTTTAATCCGTACGATAAGGCTAACAGCAATACCGGAAAGCGTCATGCTAATTCTTGGAATCGAATTCAAAAGCAGTTTCTAGATTCTTTTAATCTAAATGCTGGTCATATCTTTTGCTACAATGGAGATCCTCGTAGAAAGATTAGCAGTATGAGGCATACCAGTAATCTAAATGAAGTACATGATGCTAATGAGAATGGCAACTCTGATGCTTACTTCTATGTTAATGGTGGACGCAAGCAGTATGCTATTAACACAATCAGTTGTTGCTTTGTGGATATTGATGCTGGACGAGACTCCAGCGGAAACTATCTACCTAGTAAAGAGGTTATGAAGTTTAAGCAGTCTGCTCTTGATAAGATCAATAACTTTACTGTTAAGCCAAGTTGGGTAGTTGATACTCGTAATGGCTATCAGATGTATTGGATTTTGGATGATGAGAGTCGAACTCTTCTTAATAAAACCAATTGGAATGGTATTCAAAAGAAACTGGTAAATTACTTTGGTGGAGATGCACGAGCCATCAAGATCAACCAGATTTACCGAGTTCCTTATACTTGGTGGCGTAAGTGCTGGGAGAAGAAGGCTCCTTACTTTACCAGTATTCTGACCGGCTCAACTGGTCATAGAATTAATGTGAAGGAGCTAATCTCTGCATTAAATGGTCAGCCAGCAACAGTAACTATTGTTCCTAATGCTACTAGTGATGCTTGGTTTGAACAGTGGAGGAAAACCTACAAGAATTCTGACTCTACTGGACTTCCTGTGAGTGTTGATGCTGCCCAAAAGATTCTGAATACACTCAATGACCAGAAGGCTGTTTATACTAACAGTAGTGCTGATTATTGTGGTCAAAAGAATAGCAAGAGTTCATTAGATAATTTTAAGAGTAGTGCTTGGGCATCTTACGATAATGTTCCAGATTCTTACAATCAGGATCTATCTAAGGCTTATAATAACAAGTACGAGAAGTCTTATGGTGATCCTATGCCAGTTAACCACACTGGTACGGATGATCTTGGTGGTCCCGCTGGTGCTGGTTTAGTTCTCACTGGGGAGCAAGCCAAACTTTTAAAAACGGTGGTCGAGTACCTCAACCAAGCGTCCACAGCGTTGTATTTCAGCAACAACCGATTCCTTTCTGGTGCTGCCAGAGACTTGGCAAATCAGATTAGCGACAAGTTTTGTGTAGGCTGAAAATGAATAATCCAGATGATCCAGAATACAACGATGATCCATACAAATTCTATTTTCAGATAGATACTGATTGGATACAGAAATATATGGATAGTCTGATTAAAAAACTGTCAGAATCCTATGAGACGCCATTGTTACCAGAAGGATTCAAGCCGATTTCGTTACCTGTGAGTAGTTGGCTCTCCAGTATAGCGGAGGATAAAACCTCCCTATACTTGGGGAACAACTATTGGAATGAAGGAGTGTGGAAAAAGAAACACTTTATACAAGACAAACTAGCGAGCGAATATGTCAAACATTTACAAAGTCATGCTGGGCATTTTTTATCTCAACCAAATTATTATAAGGGATTGTACGAAATACTTAATTAGGAAATACTATGAGTTCTATAAATGATGATAACTGGTACAAAGTAAAAGATCTAGATGGTTTTATTAATTCTACCCGATTAATGCTATTCAATAATTTTGGTAAAAATAACCATAATACAGAAGAACTATATGCCAAACTTTCGCAAGAAGAACAAGAAGAACTGGATAGAGTCTTGTCTTATTCGGAGTCAGAATTAATAATAAAATCGTTAGCAAAAAGTGAAAAAAATAAAAAGACAAAAAAAATATCATACATAATTAATGATAAAATATTTGAAGAAATACTTCTTGCTTTAGGAGACAGAATGACTAGTAATATTTTGAACGGGCTAGTCAACAAGGGATTGGTTGAGATGGCATTTGATGATGAGGTAAATGATTTTGTGTTTTGGATCAAAGATAAATAATTGGAGAAAATATGTCAAATTCTATTCGTCCTACAAATTTTGAAGATATTATTGGTCAATCAGAAGTAATCAATAGATTGCAAATAATAATTGGTGGATGCAACATAACCAACAGTGTAGTGCCTCATATCTTAATTGATGGGCCTCCGGGTTTGGGCAAAACTACTATTGCTAGTGCAATTGCTAATGAATTAAATGCAAATCTATATACTTTAAATGCTGCAAATCTTAGAAGTATAAAAAATTTAATTCCATACCTAATCGGACTTGCACCAAGATCAGTTCTTTTTATAGATGAAATTCATAGGCTTCCAAAACTAGTTGAAGAATTCTTGTATCCGGTAATGGAAGATTTTGTTTTGACTTTATCAAATAAAGATGAACCAGAGACTATCGAGATCCCACTATTTACTCTTGTTGGTGCAACAACTAGTGGTGGAAGTTTGAGTCAACCGTTTTATGATAGGTTCTCTATTAAAGAGCATTTGTCGTTCTACACTGAGGATGAGTTAGCCAAACTAGCAGGGTTAAACGCAAAAAAGTTCGGACTAAATGTTTCAGAGTCTGATCTTTTTGAGATTGCTCGTAGAAGCAAAGGAACTCCAAGAATTTTAAATGCTAGGTTGCAGTGGTATAAAAACTGTGTGTTAACTCAAAAAAAATCAATGACTGTGGATGAAATATTTAATATACAAGGAATAGACTCTAATGGATTTGATATCTATGATAGAGACTACATCAGTGTATTAAAGAAAAATATTGGAAATCCTCTTGGTCTAAAATCTATATCCTCATTGACCGGTATTGCTATAGATACTATCGAGAATAGTATAGAGCCATATCTTGTAAGAAAAGGATTTATACAAAGAACACATAAGGGCAGAGTCCTGGGTAAAATATAATATGCAAGAATATATAATATACATTATACTAATTACTTTTAATATTGTCTTTTTTCTATTTGGCTATATTATTGGACAATTAAAAAATCAAAATGGTGTATATTATACTCAGGAAAAAAATGTTTCTTTCTTTGATAAACAGAAAATAGAGCAAAAAGAATCAAAAAAGATAGATATTGATTCTTCAAAAGTAGTTATAGACATAAAAACAGACAATCTAGAAAAAAAGTATGACTCTCTAGGAGACACCAAACAGAGTCAAGAACAAATATCAACAGCAATAAATAAACTTAAAAATATGCGAGGATAATTATGTCAAAGGGCCTGGATGTTGGGACTAGTTTTATTGTGCTATCTTCTGAATCAACAGATGGCATAACATACAAAGATTTTCGTGATGCTTTTTATATCATAAAGCCAACGACACCAGTTGCAACAAAAATGATAGAAAAAGGATTGTCCGGAAAAGTCTTTATTAAGGACAGCGATGGGTCATTCATTCTATTAGGCAAAGACGCTATTGAGAAAGCAATAGAAAGAAACGACACAGCAAAAAGACCAATGTTCAAAGGAGTAGTCTCAGCAAAAGAAAAAGATGCAAAAAAAATCTTAGCTTTTATTCTGAAAGAAGTTGCCGGTAAAGCAGAAACTGAGGGAGAAAAAATAGTATTTTGCATACCAGCACAACCAGTTGATCAAGAGGATGAAGATTTTGATGTTGGATATCACGAAGATGTTGTAAAGACTATTCTTGGCGAATGTGGATATGATGCAAGAGCAATTAATGAAGCAGAAGCATTATGTTATGCTGAACTAGAAGATACCGATTATACTGGAATAGGCATAAGTTGTGGTGCTGGTATGACCAATGTATGCGTCATGCTGAACGGTGAACCAACTGTTGTATTCAGCACTACCAAGTCTGGAGATTGGATTGACCGTATGAGTGCTGTAGCCACCGGAGAACCCGACAGTGTTGTTCAAGCAGAGAAAGAGGGCGGTGGTTTTAAAATCGGGGAGTCCAACGAAAACCCGGTGCTTGCTGCCGTATCAGCGTATTATGATAGGTTAATTGATTATACTACAAAACAATTAAGCGTTGCTTTAACAGGTCACAAATCTTTACCAAAATTTAAAGATCCATTAAAGATTGTTGTTGCAGGAGGAACTTCTCAGGCCAACGGATATATTGAAAAATTTCAAGAAAAATTAAATGAAAATAATTTTCCTCTACAGATAAAAGAAGTTATTCATGCAAAAGATGCTCTACACGCTGTAGCAAAGGGCTGCTTAATAGCGTCAAAAGTTTTGTAACTCCTTAATAAAGGAACATAAAATGAGACAAGTATTAGTATTACTATTAACTATTTTTGTCTCTATTTGTTCAGCGAGTGCTGGAACAATGCACCCAGATGTTCCAGATAACAAATATGTGGAGTATGGTAAAAAATTTAGATGTATTAGTAGACTTATTGGAAGATACAAAAATAACCATCAGTATGCTGCTTCTGCCATTATTATCAGACCAAAAGTTATTTTGACTGCGGCTCATGTAATTGCAGATAGTCAGGAATGTTTTGCGGTCCTTGATGGAAAAAAAATTCCTTTGAGAAAAATAATCATGCCTTCAAATTTTCAAGAAAATATTTTTGGTTATAATGATTTAGCAATAGGATTTACAGATCAAGACTTTGAGTTAGATTTTTATCCAGAATTATATTCTGACAGAGACGAAGTAGGACAAATATCTGCAATATGTGGATTTGGCATTTTTGGAACTTTTGACACAGGGTCTAGCAAATATGATGGGCAAAGGAGAGCAGGATCAAACAAAATAGAACATATTGATAGAGGATTATTGATTTGTACTCCTAGTGCTAGAGATAGAACTTCTTTGGAGTTTTTAATATCTAGCGGAGATAGTGGAGGAGGACTATTTATCAATAAAAAATTAGCTGGAATAAATTCTTGTGTTATGGCAACAGACAATGTAACAGATTCTTCGTACACAGATGAGTCAGGACACACCAGAGTTAGCGATCATTTTGATTGGATACAACAGATAATTGAAATCGAAGCAAATGGACTTGACACAGATCTACCTTCTGCTACAATAGTATTGAATAGTGCTACAAAGTGATGAATGAAGATGCATAATAATAACGATTTTGATGATAGAAAAACTTCTCGCAGAGAGAAATTGACTAATAAAAAAAAGACCGACAAAGACTTTGATCAATCTTACAGAGATGTTAAGAAGATCAAAAAAGAATACAGATCCAGAATAGAAGAAATGGAACAAGAAGAACTTTGGGAAGAGTGGGAGAATGAAATACGTTGAGGAATTAAATTCTGGAGATGCTTTTGTTGTTAAGGACCAATCTTTTGTATTGACTTCTGATTTTAAAAATAATGGAGCAAGGAAAGCCATTAATTTGAATGATGGAATGTGCAAATGGTTTGATGCTAATTGTATGTGTGAGTTTATAGATCTCTTTATGTTAGACAAAAACAATAATATTATCAAAATAAAAACCTCAGATGATAAATCTAAAGAAAATACGAACATTTTTTAAATCTTTATTTTGGCATATATGGTCTGGATTTCCAAAATCCACATTAGAGCAAATAAAACAAAGATATGAAATATGCCTTAATTGCGAAATGTTTGATGCAAAAAATAGTCAATGTTTGGTGTGTGGATGTAACTTGTCAACTAAAAAAATTTTTATGAATAAATTGGCATGGGCAGATCAAGAATGTCCAATGAAAAAATGGAAAAAAATAACATGAGATTAAAAAATAGAAATAACGAGAACAAGTTTCCTCTGTTAAAGATGGATATTTTTCAAAATACTTTAAATAGAATTAATGCTGGAAAGATAGGATGTCATGTTATAATCCCGCACGTTTGCAACAACATTAATATTTTTGGTGGTGGATTTACCAAAGATTTATCAGAAAGATATCCTATGGTAAAAGAGAATTTTCACCTTTTAGGGAACTCAGCTAAACTTGGCAAAGTGCAATATATAGAAGTTGAAAAGAATCAAACTTATGGCTATAAATTAATCATAGCAAATATGATTGCCCAAGATGGGACCATAAACACAAAAAATCCTAGACCTCTTAATTATGCTGCACTGGCTTTTTGCATGACAGATGTTAGAAATTACTGCTATTCGTTAGTGAATAATTTAGAATCTAGTACATTAGAAATTCACGCACCTAAATTTGGCTCTGGCCTTTCTGGTGGAGATTGGACTTTTATACAAGAACTCATTGTGGACACATGGAAAAAATACAAAACCTTCATTTATATTAAGTAAATAACATGATATTAAAAAAAGAAATAATAACTAATTTTGCATTACCAACAATGAACTTTAGGATTGTGACAATATCATCCGCTGATCAAGAATCTAGTGTTAGAAGTCATATGGAAGATTTCAATAAAATGTCTGACATTATGAAACAGCATAGTCATGCAACTGTTGGTGCTGTGGAGGCTGTAATAGCGGATTTGTCTTCAATAAAAAATATAGTTACCATTGAAGTAACAAATCCTGCAAATAAAAATGGATTCATTTATACTTTATCAAATCCATGAATATTGATACCAGACTATATTTTATCTTTTCTGTCATGATTATATTAGGAGTTATTCATGGACTACATCAAGCCAACAAGTAGACTTAATAATCAAAGGGTCTATTTAGCTGGTGCTATGGATAGAGTTGCCGACAGAGGAAATGGATGGAGAGATAATATCACACCATTTTTAGAAGAATTGGGCATTATCGTATTCAATCCAATAAAAAAACCCACAACTATTGGAAAAGAAGATAGCGATACCCACAAGTTAAAAATTCAACTAAAAGCAGAACAAAAATATGATGTTTTATCTTCGTTAATGAAAACAATAAGATCTGTTGACTTAAGGCTAGTAGATATAAGTGATTTTTTAATAGTTAATCTAGATTTAGAAATCCATCCATGTGGAACGTATGAAGAAATTTTTTGGGCAAATAGACAGAAGAAACCTATTATAGTTCATATGGTTCAAGGAAAACAATCTGCACCAGATTGGTTATTTGGAACAATTCCACATGAAATGATTTTTTCTTCTTGGAATGACATTAAAAATTATCTTATTGAAGTAAACGGTCAATGTACAATCAAAACTTTTAATAGGTGGTATTTCTTTAATCATGACTGATAAAATAATAACAATAAATGGAGACACAAATGTTTCCAAAGAGTTTGATTTTGTTTCTGAATATAAAATTAGATTTGGACATTCTTCTGTTGGAGGCAGAGGAGTATTTGCCACAAAAGACATAGAAGAAGGAGAACTAATAGAAAGGTGTCCACTGGTCCCTTTTGAATATAGATCTAAATACCATTCAGATCCTTCTATATGGAGATATTGTTATACAAAGCCAGTGTGTGATTGCTCAGAGTGTAAAAACCACGGATTCGTGTTCTACATGGTTTTAGGACATGGTATGATATATAACCATCAAGACGATAATAATGCCCATATGAAATTTAATCATAAAAATTTTTATGTAGATATTGTTGCCAACAGACATATAAAAGAAGGAAAAGAAATTTTTGTAACATATGGAGATAAATATTTCAAAAATAGAGAAAAAGTAGTAGTAGAAAGCATCTCAAATGAGTAATCTTAATGTAGCAATTACTTTTACTTGTTATAAAAGGCTAGATTATTTACAACAGGTATTAGATGGCTTGAGGAGAAGTTTTGAATATTGCAATACTTCTTTGCCTATTTTTTTTTGTGTAGACCATTATGATGACAATATACCAAACTATATAAGAAATATAAATTGGGCAGATATAAGCATAATTATCAACAAGCCCAGCATTGGATGTAATAAAAATACTAAACTTGCCATATCAATGGGTCTTCAAGAGTATGACGCCATAATTCATTTAGAAGACGATACTGTTCCAACAAAAGATGCTATCAATTTTTTTATTGACAACCTTATAAGATATAAAGATGATGAAACAGTGTATTGTATAGGAGGATACACAAGAACAACTGAATTAGATAAAACATTATTAAATCAAACAGCAAAACGATGCGGTTTTACTTGCTGGGGTTGTGGATTTTGGAAACACAAAAGCGATATACTATTGAATAATTGGATACCTACCATGAACAGAGAGAATAAATCTATTTCATGGGATAGTTACTTAAATGATAATGTGTTTATTCCAAATAATCTTTATCAAATTACTCCTTTAATTTCTAGAATACAAAATATAGGAGCTGAAAATGGAACATGGGTACAAGATCCAAATTTTCATAATATGAACCATCGCAGCCCATACACATCTGATGACGCACTATGAACAATAGAATTAAATTAGTCAACAATACAATAAGTCACCAAGAAATTGATAATCTTTGTGCATGGCTTAAAACATATCCAAAGCTAACAAAAGGCGAACATACAGAAACTTTTGAATCAAAATGGTCAGATTGGCTTGGTTGCAAATATTCTGTTTTTGTTAATTCTGGATCGTCTGCTAATTTAGCAATGGCCTACTCTGCAAAATTATCTGGAATATTAAAGAATGATATAGTTATAGCTCCTTGTTTATCTTGGGCAACTACTGTTAGTCCATTTATTCAATTAGGTTTTGATATTAAATTATGTGATGCTAGTAAAAATGATCTTGGCCTGGATACAAATATGTTGGAAGATTTATGCAAAAAATATAATCCAAGCATTCTTATACTAGCTCATATTCTTGGTTTTCCAAATGATATGCAGAATATAGTTGATATATGCAATAAATATGGAATTATGCTTCTAGAAGATACGTGCGAAAGCGTTGGATCATATTATGAATCTAAAAAACTAGGAACCTTTGGAGATATGTCATCATTCTCCACATATTTTGGACATCATTTTTCTACGATAGAAGGTGGTTTAATTTCTACAAATAATTTTAAGTTGTATGAAATTTTAAAGTCCATAAGATCTCATGGATGGTCGCGTGATTTATCTATAGAAACTCAGGACGAACTTAAAAGTAAATATGATATTGATGAATTTAATAATCTATATACATTTTATTATCCTGGATTTAATATAAGATCAACAGACTTACAAGCATTTCTAGGAATAGAGCAATTAAAAACATTAGACAAAAAAAATATCATTAGATATAATAATTTATTGATGTATGATAAATTGATAAACAACAACTATTGGAAGATACAATTCTCAAATTTTATAAGTAATTTTGCATATCCAGTGATACATCCAAATAAAAAGATGGTATCTTTAAAATTACAAGAAAATAATATTGAGTGTAGACCATTGGTTTGTGGCAATATAGCTAAACAGCCATATTTTTATGACAGGTATGGCAAACAAGAATACTCTTTTGCTGATATAATACATGAATATGGCTTATATGTTCCTAACAATCCAGAATTATCCAATGAAGACATTGTAAAAATAAGTTATATTATAAATGAATACTCATGTTAAATTTAATAGACTATCCTAATATACGCAAAAAATTAGTATCAAAAATAATTGATCTTGCATATCTATCAAAAGAAGGTCATATTCCAAGCTCACTATCTATATTAGATATATTATACTATTTATATAGTGAGATTATTAATTCTGATAATAAATTTTTCTTGTCAAAAGGCCATGCCGCAATAGGATTATATGTCATATTAAATGAATTTGGATTTATATCTGATGATATTTTATATACATTTTGTAAATATGATTCTTTATTGGGTGGTCATCCTACATCTAAAATACCCGGAGTTGAAGCATCAACAGGATCTTTAGGTCACGGAATGCCTATTGCAGCAGGAGTCGCTATCTCCCAAAAAATAAAGCAACAGTCAGGAAAAGTATTTTGCTTAATAGGAGATGGAGAATCTAATGAAGGTACTATATGGGAAACGGCACTATTAGCATCTCAGCATAAGTTAAATAACTTTTTTTGCATACTAGATCATAATCATTCAACAGACAGAGCCTTGGTAATGGACTCATATATAGACAAGTTTGATAGTTTTGGATGGAATACATATAGTATGAATGGACACGATATGTATGATATTACCTATATATTTAAAAATATTTTGAAAGAAGAAAATAATCAGAAACCTACATTTATATTAGCAAATACTATAAAAGGATATGGAATACCAATAATGGAAAATAATCCAGAATGGCATCATAAAATACCGAATGAAATAAACCATAAAGAAATAATAAAGGAAATACTTAAATGACATTAACACACAATATGAGACATGAACAGTCAGCATTAGGATTAAATCATTTATGTGAATATGTTCATTCTATCATAGGAGATAATTTAAAAATTATTGAAATAGGATCCTATTGTGGCGCCAGCACTGAAATTATTGCTAATAAATTTATTACAAGTCAAATAAATTGTGTAGACCCTTGGGCAAAATATGTTGAAGATTGTTCATCCTATAATTTAGATGCTCAGGAATTAGAATTAAAAGAAGCTGAAATAATATTTGATAAAATAAAAACCAAATATCCTAATATCAATAAAAACAAAATGCAGAGTAATGAATATGTAAAATATATAAACAACAAGTCTATAGATTTTATATATATAGATGGTAATCATCAATATTCATCAGTTAAAGAAGATATATCAATATGGATTCCAAAAATTAAAGATGGTGGTTTTTTATCAGGACACGACTATGATTGGCCCTCAGTAAAAAAAGCAGTTATTGATATACTTAATAAAGAGCCAGATAAAACATTTTGTGATAATAGTTGGGTATATAGGCTATGAGACATCAGTTTACTAAAACGCTAAAAAATATTTTACATAGCGATAATTCTACTTCTTTGTTGCTTGGAGATATAGGAGTATATGGTTTTAGAGATGAAATAGAAAAACTATCAAACAGAGTATATAATATTGGGATACTAGAACAATCAACAATTAGTCTTGCTGCAGGATTAAGTAAACAGGGTATTATTCCTTTTATTCATACAATAGCGCCGTTCATGGTAGAGAGAGGATTTGAACAAATAAAAATTGATTTTGGATATCAACAATTGAACGGAAATTTCATAAGCGTAGGATCGTCTTATGATTATGCCGGATTAGGCTGTACCCACCATTGTCCTGGCGATGTATCTCTTTTGTTAACTATAGAAAATATGCATGTCTTTATCCCTGGATCATCAGAAGAACTACATTCATTAATATCAACACAATATAAAAATAACTATCCAAAATATTTTAGACTAAGTGAAACAGAAAACAATGTTTCTTTTAATATCGAATGTTCAAAAGCAAATGTTATAAAAACTGGAAACAAAGCAACCATAATATGCTACGGACCAATGCTGCAATCTGTTATGGACGCTGTATCAGATATTGATGTAACTATTTTATATTATACAACGATATATCCATTTGACAGCAAAACTCTTGTTGACAATTTTAATGAAAATGTTATTATATGCGAGCCGTTCTATCAGGGAACGACAAACTATCTGATATCAAATAGTTTATCTCAAAACAAATGTTCGATAACAAATATTGGAATACCAAGAAAATTTTTATATAATTATGGTTCAAAATTAGACCACGATGTCTCTTTAGGATTAGACTCTCAATCCATTAGAAAAAGAATACTTTCATGCTTAACCTAATATCTGATCAATATAAAACTATAGACCATACAAAATTTAAAAAATTCAATAATAAAACTGTGTTAATAACAGGAGCTAATGGACTAATTGGTCTCAATTTATTAGCCTTTCTAGTTTATTTAAAAAAATTCTATACTATTGATATAGTGTGTTCTGTAAATTCAAAGCCAGAAAAATATACAGAAGCTTTATTTAAAGATTGTACAGTTTTTATTGGAGACCTGACCCTAGAGCAGTCTGTATCAAAAATAGAAAATTATTTTGCTGATAGGTCATTTGGTGCTGATATAATTTTTCATACAGCAGGATACGCTCAGCCTAATAGATTTACCAAAGATAAAATATCTACAATAAAATTAAACACAACATGTACTATGAATCTATTCAGACTTTTAAATAAAAATGGAACATTTTTTTATGCTAGTAGTAGCGAAATATATAGTGGACTAAATAGGTGTCTTGTCAAAGAAGAAGAAATAGGAACCACTACGCCTACTCATCCTAGAGCCTGTTATATAGAATCAAAGAAATGCGGAGAAACAATATGTCTTAGTATGATGGATCAATATAATATTAAGATTGGAAGAATTAGTACAACATATGGTCCAGGAGTTAAAGCGGACGATACTAGAGTTATAAGCTCTTTAATAAATAAAGGATTGAAATTTGGTAAAATTGATCTGTTAGATAATGGAGAATCAATTAGAACCTTATGCTATATAAAAAATCTCATAGAAATGATTTGCGAGATTACTTTAAATGGATCAGACATAATATATAATCTTACTGGAACAACCAAAATATCTATCAAAGATATAGCTAATATCATATCAGATGATCTCTCATGCGAAATAACATATGGATCTCAACCAATAGAAGGAAATCCAGCAGTTGTTTCTGTTAGTATAGATAAATATGAAAAAGAGTTTGGCAAAATTAATGAAGAAAATATAAATAATGGTATTAAAAATACAATATTGTGGGCAAAATTTATTAAGGAACTAGTATAATGCTTTTGTCAATATTAATACAAGGGAAAAATGATAAGTATGGCTCAGACACATCCGGCAACGGTGGAGTAGATCAAAGGTTAAGACTAACACTAAATCAATTGGTATCTAACGTAAAAAAGTTAAATAAAAATGATATAGAAATTGTTCTATGCGATTGGGGATCTGATAAAAAAATAGTGGATCATTTATTAGAAGATAAACCATCTTTTTTTAAGTGCGTATATGTTGATCATGAAACTGGCAAAAAATATAGTAAAAAAGCCAACTATTCTATAAGCCATGCATATAATGTAGCATTTAGACATAGTTCGGGCGAATATGTAATATATTGGGATTCTGACTGTTGGATTAGATATGAAGATTTAGAAAGACTATATAATTTTGTTAAAGAACTAAATAATCAAAAAATATACAATCAGTATTATTGGGGTTCAAGATATCATGTTCCAAGAGAAATATGGAACGATGCTGATTCATATAAAAATTTAATACCATATTTTGATAATATAAATCTTTTATCTATCAAACACGATAAGATATTTCTTAATGGATTTGATGGAAGGGCCATGGCTCTCCTAATCCACAAAGATATGGCAATATCAAGCACGGGATGGTGGGAAGAACTTCCATATTGGGGCGTTCAAGATATAGAATTCAATGATAGATTATCCAGAATATATACTTTGGCTGGAGATTTAGAAGACATAGGGATAGTATTTTTTCATCTAAATCATCATGACCATTATGATGTTCAATTTATGAATGCAAATATGAGATGTTCAAATTTTGCAGCAAATGATGAGAATTGGGGATTAAGAAACGAAAAATTAAATATCATATGAGCATATTAATAACAGGATCCGGTGGAATGCTTGGATCATATATAAATTTTGGATTAAAACCAAGCAAAAGTGAATTGGATTATAAAGATTATGACGATTTGTGTAGGTACATTGAAAAAAATGAAATCAGTCAAATAATACATTGTGCCGCTAAGGTAGGAGGAGTCTCTGCCAATTCAAAGTATCCATATGATTTTTTTATGGAGAACGCATTGATTAATTTAAATATCTTAAGGGCCTGTGCCGAGTATAAATTAAATGATACAATTTTATTATTATCTATATGTGTGTTTCCAAATTATGATGATAAGCCAATTACAGAATCCGATCTTCATACAGCAGAACCACACGCCACAAACTTGGGTTATGGATACGCAAAAAGAATGCTTGACATAGGAGCAAGATGCGTATATAACCAATATGGAGTCAAAGTAAAAAGAATAGTCCCGTGTAATATGTATGGAATGTACGATAATTTCGATCTGGAAAATAGCCATGTAATTCCTGGACTAATACATAAATGTTTTGTAGCAAAACAAAAAAGAGAAGATTTTATAATTTGGGGATCCGGAGAAGCAGAAAGAGAGTTTGTTTATGCTGCAGACGTAGCCGATATAATAAAAAATATGTGTTATCGCCAAAATGATACAAGCGATCTTATGATAATATCTCCAAAAAATACTGTAAGAATAAAACATATAGTTCAATTAATAAGTGAATACATGGAATTTTCTGGAAACATTATTTTTGATAAAACAAAACCAGAAGGGGCAAAAAGAAGATCCTCGGACAACAGTGTGTTTAAGTCCTATTTTCCTGAATATGAATTTACTTCAATTGAGCAAGGTATCAAAGAGACTGTAAATTATTTTATAAGTAACTATCCAAATATAAGAATATAAAATGCAAAAAATAATTAATGAAACAAAATTAGATTTTGATGATGTATTAATTCGTCCAAAAAGATCAACACTGAACAGTCGCTCAGAAGTTTGTATCCAACGAGAGTTTAAATTTAAGTATTCTCCAAGAAAATTATTAGCAGTGCCAATCATGGTTGCTAATATGGATACTGTTGGAACTTTTGCTATGGCAAAATCATTAGGGCTTCAAGGAGCAATAACCTGTTTGCATAAACACTATAAGACCAATGAATATGTCGCTTTTTATACAGATCCTAGTATTGTAAACAAAAATCTTGCCTTTTATTCTGTTGGTACTAGTGAAAAAGATATCAATAAAGCAATAGAAGTATTTGGTCAAATCAAAAAATACAATTTTGATACTCCTAATATCTGCCTAGACGTAGCCAATGGTTACACAGAACAATTTGTAAAAACAGCACATAAACTTCGTAGCTTATTTCCAGAGTCAGTTATTATGGCTGGAAATGTTGTTACTCCAGAAATGACCGAAGAATTGATCATTCATGGCAAAGTTGATATAGTCAAGGTTGGTATAGGTTCGGGTAGTGTATGTACCACTCGTTTAAAAACGGGCGTAGGATACCCACAACTGAGTGCTGTAATGGAATGCTCTGATGCTGCTCATGGTCTTGGTGGTCATATCTGTTCTGATGGAGGATGCAAAGTAGTAGGAGATGTTTGCAAAGCATTTGGAGGTAACAGTGATTTTGTTATGTTGGGAAGTATGTTTGCAGGAGTGGATGAGTGTGAAGGAGAATGGACGTATGAATACCTTACCTCATTAGGTTCGTGGCAACCGATTGATCCTAAAAACAACAATACTAAACGTAAGGCATCTTTGCAATACTATGGTATGAGTAGTAAAAATGCTATGGAGAAACATCATAATGGCATCGCTGATTACAGAACAGCAGAAGGCAAATGTGCCATTGTCCAATATAAAGGTAAAGCAGAAAAAATTATTCAAGATATTTACGGAGGCATAAGAAGTGCTTGCACTTATATTGGCGCCAATAAAATTAAAGATTTTGGCAAAAAAACAACTTTCATCCAAGTAAACAATACACACAATAAATTATATGAATAAATCAATACTGATAAATAGTCCAATAGGGTATACTGGTTATGGAGTCGTTGGTTGGAATATAGCTAAAGAGCTATATGGTAGAAAAGATATAGATCTCACAGTATTTCCAATTAGTGTCCAGAAATTTGGAGACGTGCCAAAACTGGATTCAGAAGAGGAAAGCAAACAGTTACATGATATGGTAGTAAAAAATTTTGACCCTAAAGGAACCTGTATCAAAATTTGGCACCAATTTGATCTTGCAGAAAGAATAGGAACTGGTAAATATATTGCTTTTCCATTTTTTGAATTGGATACTTTTAATCCTAGAGAATTAATCCATCTCAAAGTTCCTGATAGACTGATTGTTGCATCACAGTGGGCAAAAGACATATTAATTAATCAAAATATAAATTCTCAGATAGATGTAGTACCTCTGGGTGTTAATACAGATATTTTTGATCATAACATTTGTAAAGACAAAAATGATGATGATCCATATATTTTTATGGTTGGAGGAAAATGGGAAATAAGAAAAGCATATGACGTTTTATTACAAGTTTTTACTAAAGCATTTACTAAAGATGACAATGTAGAATTATGGATAGCGGCATCGTCGGATAAAACATGTTTTTCTGAAAAAGAATTAACAGATTGGCATAATTATTATCTAACATCTCCTTTAAAAGATAAAATCACTATTATTCCCCGAGTCAAAACACAAAAAGATGTTGCAGAAAAAATGTCTAGGGCTGATTGTGGTATTTTTCTTTCAAGAGCAGAAGGATGGAATTTGGAGTTGCTGGAAATGATGAGCATGGGTAAGCCAATTATTACGACAAATTATTCTGCGCATACAGAATTTTGTAATAAAGATAATGCTAATCTAATTGACATTACAGAACTTGAACCAGCATATGACGGAAAATGGTTCTTTGGAACAGGGAATTGGGCTAAATTAGGAGATAGTCAATTAGATCATGCTGTAGAATTAATGAGACAGATGTATAAAGCCAAAACCAGAAAAAATCCAGAAGGCATAAAAACAGGCCAAAAGTTTTCTTGGAAGAATTCTGTCGATCAACTTTTAAAGTGTATATAAATATAGGAGATAATATATGCCCATTCCAGAAAAAAAACCAAACGAAGACAAGCAGAAATATGTTAGTCGCTGCATGAGTAGCGAAATAATGAAAAAAGACTATCCAGATAGCAAGCAAAGAGTTGCTATTTGTTTGGGTGGTACCAGAACCAAAGGAAATTTATTAGAAGAAGTTCACGATGAACTTTTTGCTAATAATTGTTCGTGGGATGATGAATGGGATGAATTTGTATGGGAAATTGAAGCATCAGAAATTTATGATGAAGATGGAAAGGTAATAGCGGCTGAAAAAAATGGACGCAAAGTGACCTTGAACAAGCCTTTCAGAACACCAGATGGTCCCAAAAAATTTAGTGTTTATGTCAAAAATGAAAGCGGAAATGTTGTCAAGGTCAATTTTGGTGATCCTAATATGACAATCAAAAAAAATATTCCAGAAAGACGCAGAAGTTTTAGAGCCAGACACAATTGCGACAATCCAGGCCCAAAATGGAAAGCAAGATATTGGTCTTGTAAAGCGTGGTAATTTTATTAATACGGAGATAATATAATGGATAGAATTCATGAAATACTAAAATCAATTACAAAGACAGTCTCAGAGACTGCACAAAAAACAAAAGCAGAAAATGACTTTACAAAAGTAGAAGAAATAGAAGTTGAAAGTCCAGAAATGGAACTTATGGAATATAAATATGATTTTTATACAATGAGCCTAGGGTCAATCAAATCTATTGCTCAACACGCACAAGCCATAGTGGACGCTGTAGAGAGCGGCTCTGTAAAAGAAGGCTTGACCGAAAGTTGGTTACAGGGTAAAATCGCTGTAACAGAAGATTATATGCTTACGATCCATAATTTTCTAATGTATGGCGAAACAGAAACCGATACAGAGGGTGCGGAAGCAGCAAAGAATCTTCCGGGATTATGGGAAAATATTCGTAAGAAAAAAGAAAAAATGGGAAAGAATTATAAGCCAGCAAAGCCTGGAGATAAGGACAGACCAGATAGTGATCAGTGGAAAAAACTAACCAAGTAATTATATTAATTGACCGAAGGACTTATAAGGAGGAACTATGGAATTTGATACTCTGTCTAATTATACGACTATAGCTAAAAAAACGATATCTAAATTTGGATCTAAAATGTATCCATCTTTAGTGAAAGAAATGCTATCTAACGACGAAACAGTTTATGAGATAGCAGAAGCGATCATGATGGCGGATTGGAATTGGGATAAGGATAGAAAAGGAACAAAATCTGGAAAAGGTAAAAGTTTATATTCTTACAGAAATCAATGCGCTATATGGGCAATTAAAACTTATGTAACGCAAAAGTATAAAAAGAACAAAAAACAAAAAAAACAAATGGATCATATAATAGAAAATTCAGAATATATTGACTATGATAATCCATCAAAAGTTGTAGAAAAACAAGAAGCTGAAAACAATCTGATCAGAGATGTTAAAATTCTTCTCGATATAGCCCCACTTTCTGTTAAACAAAGAGAACAGATTAGACTATATTATTATGATGATAAAACCTTGTCTGATATAGGAAAGAAATACGGCGTTACAAGAGAAGCTGTAAGACAAAATATCAATAAGGGTCTTAAAATATTAAAAACATTATGTTAAACGTATCAATAGAGCTATTAGTTTATTCTGTAAAAAATAATGCTTTTTATTTGCTATCCACTGCTGAAAATGAATTGATACTACCTTATTTAGATGTATCCAAAATAGATCCTAATAAGTTAATGGATCGAAATAAAGAATTTTTTATTGAAGAACTATTGTCGAAACATGTTTATTTAGATCATAGATGGTTGAATATTAAATTAATTGATTATGAGATTGTATCGGATGGACAGAATATAATGACAAAAATATTTTATGGCTGTATGGTGCCATTTGATACAAAAATATACAAGTCCTTTTGGATCAATTCGGATACTTTGTTAAAAACTAGTTCTATACTAAAAAAGTTATAAGATGATATCACATATCAAGAATATAATATTTCCAAAAAATAAAACAAATAATATTATTCTTTCACATAATAATAAAGATATAATTGAATTACACTTTATATTTGATCTGAAAACAGAAAATATAATTCCTTTAATAAAAATTCATCCCTATAGCTTTGTGGAGAAAGAAAAAGATTTTTTGGAGCAAGCGGAGAGTTTCGCCGCTTTACTAAATGATTTTTGTGGTGATAATAATTATATCAAAGACTTGATATTGGAATCAATGGAGGTTCTATCAAAAAATTCAGAAAACGATAATTTATTTATGACTAATGTTTTGTTTTTCTGGAAAGCAAAATACCAAGTTAAAAAACAAGAAGAGAAAAAAAATAAGATGCCAGTCATTAGACCTATTAATGTCTTTAAAAATAAGTAATATCATGAATGATAAAAAAATAATATGGGAAAAATGGAGAGATCCTTTTATCGGCTATGATGAAAATGAAATAAATGTTGATGATGATAATTTCTTTGAGGACGGAGATTTTTCAGAAGAAACTGATGACGATCAAGAAAACTTGGTAAAAAGATCAGATCCAGTAAGAGTTATAGCAACCCCAATGGGTATCATTCCATATAATGAATATACTGCTAGTAGCAAAATATTCAATTTCTGGACAGGACATACAAATTTTACTATTGTAGATAGTATTGCATATTTAATAGAAACAACAGATGGTGTTGAAACATTAGATATCTTTACAAGATACAGATTTAGAATAGGAATAGGAAAGGCGTTTCAAGACAGACAGGTCATGCAATCTATAGAAAAAAAACTGTGTAATATATGACAAATACAAATGAAAAAACAGCAATAGAGACCTCTCTTAACTCCATACATCTGTACAATATTGATGTTTGTAATAGAGAAATTTATCTTCACTCATACCATGGAGACGAAGAAGAAGGTGGTGTTGATTACAGAAGTGCTGTAACTTTGGAAAAAAATATTAGATACTTAAATACATTATCTTTAGAGCCAATACTAATACATATGCATTTACCAGGAGGAGACTGGCAAGATTGTCTTGGTATGTATGATACAATTAAATTATCTAAAGCAAAGATTATCATCTTGGCATATGCAAAAGCAGAATCTTCCAGCGGAGTACTATTGCAGTCCGCAAATCTCAGAATACTAATGCCTAATACAAATCTATTAATTCATTATGGATTTTTGAGTCTGGATGGAGAACACTCAAAGGCCGCGGCCAGTTCCATTGAATGGAATGAAAAAGAATGTCATAAAATGATAGATATTTTTACAGACAGGTGTATGGAAGGCCCTCTGTGTAAACATAAAAATTGGAAAAAGATGATGGTTAAAAAGCACATAGAATCACAACTAAATAATAGGTGTGATTGGATATTAACAGCAGAGGAAGCTGTTCAATATGGGTTTGCAGATGGTGTATTAGGAACTAAACAGTTTCCTAATATTGATTATCTAAAAACCTATGTAAAGAAAAAATAAAATGAAACAAATTGAATTTGGTCATTATGACATAGCAAGTAATGATAATGAAATAAAAGAAATTATTTTGCAAGCTCTTAAATTTTCACCACAAACAATATCTTTGTTTCCTCACAATTTAAAATTAGCTAAAACTTTGATTCCAGAAAATTCTCATACAAAATTATCTTCTATAATAGACTATCCGTATGGGCAATCTGATCTAAAAACCAGATTATCTAATGTAGAGTTTGCAATTAAAAATGGGGCAAAGATCATAGAGATGGTCGCTCCAAATTATTATTTATGCAATAGAAAATATGACAAATTTAGAGAGGATATTTCTACCATAAGAGATTTTTGTGAATCACAAAGTGTGGAAATAAGATATGTTCTTGAGTACAGGGTTTTTACTCTAGATTTAATGTATAAAGTTGCTCAAATCTTATCTGGATTTAAAATACAAACTATCTACCCCTCAACTGGTCAATTTTTAGACGATATATCAGATAATATCATAGCAACAGTTTTAGTAAATAAAAAAGTTCCAGAACTAAAAATTATTGCTAATGGTAATATATGGAATGATAAGCAAGCAATTAATGTTTGTAAAAATTCTGATATATATGGTTTAAAATGCTTTACTATCAATAGTTTAAGTAGAGTAGTTGGTCGTTTGCATATAAATAAATAATAGGTCAAATTAATTTACACTAAAATACCATCAAAATCAAATTTTAGGGGTATTATAGATATGGAACTACAATACCATCTTTCATGGAGATTAAAATGGCCTCAATTCAACAAAATGGCAGTAGTACGACAGCCACATCCACAAAAAATACTGGTGGTGCAGCAATAAATGTTGGTTCTACCACCACTCTAGTAGATCAAGTAACATTAGGCAAAACACAGGATACTGGTTTTGGCTCAACCGTTATTGATAATAGTTGGGCAGACGAGGCCGTATCCGCTGGTACTTTTAAATATGACAATCCCAAACCAATTGCAAAAAGACTAACCACTACACTATCTGGTGTTAGCAATAGCGTATTACAAAGTGGCGCGTCTCAGCCATCATTAGTTAGAAGTATTCATAAACTTGAAACACTTCGTACACGCAGATTTACTACTGCAATTAGAGCTGGTCTATGGAATATCTACACTGGTCAATTTGCCAACAACCAAAGCGGTGCCACCCAGAATCCAACAGTTGCTACCGACGCTCTAGCAACAGACGTTGCAGCAACACCAACTCAGTCCGCTCCTGGTCAGATTGTCTATATGGCTGGTGCAAAAAATCCTGTTTATGGTAGTGATGCTAACTCAGAATACAAAGCAAAAACCAACTGGTAATTATTCTTAAGGCTTTACAAAGGAATCAAGCCATCGTACTGCAAAGTATTGGTGGCTTTTTTTCTTGAAAGGTTAAAACTATGAATGAAACTATAATTCATTTCTGGGAAAATATAGCAACGACCAGCATAGGGATCATTGTAACAATGATAGGTTTTTGGTTTACTATTGGGAAGAATATGGCAACCAGATCAGAAGTTGCAGATATGATAGAAACTAAATCTCCATATTTACATGATCGTCAGTTTATAATGGAAAGATTGGCTATTAATAAAGAAACACAAAATGCTTTGACCCAAATGTTGCAAAAAAATACAGAAGTTATGAATGAATTAAAAATACAAATTGCCACTTTAGGCAAAACATTAGAAGCACTAGAAGATAGAATAGAGCACAGATAGTTTGGTGTAAATAAATTTATGGAGAAATAAATATGGCAAATGATATTCAAAAAGCAATTTCAGCTAATAATATTAAAAATGGAACCATGATAACTACTACCTCATGGACAGGACAATATTCTAAATATGATGCTTATGTGAATAATACTCCGGTAATAACAGATATTCAAGCAAAATTTGATGTTAGATTTGATGATCCAAGTTACTACCATGGCGACGGCACTCAAGGCACTTGATAACAATGATCAAACCAGGGTACAAAACCAGTGAATTTTGGTTCACTTTAGTGAGCTTTTTATTTAGTGGATTGTATTTACTAGGATTATTGGATAGTAATAGTCAAAAAGAAGATCTGATAAGTGAAACAAGTAGAGGTCTAGAAGCTTTAATACTAATAGTTGGACAATTAACCGTACTTTTTAGATACATAAAAGGCAGAACAGAAATCAAAAAAATTTGGCGGACAAATCAACCAGAAACAAAGCCATCAGTAGAGCCAACTCCAAAGCCAGCGATAATCAAAACTAGGAAAAAAAGAAGTAAAAAAAATGACACCAAAAGAAATAGTTCAAAAAGAATCTGAAATTTTAATTTCACAAACTCAAGAATCCATAGGACATGTAAAAAAAATAGCCATTGGTGAAGCGTGGAAACTGTTGCAGTTGGCTACAGCGAGCATAGTCCAAGTAATAGAACATACTGCTAATGATTTAGCGGGATCAGATAAAAAAACATTGGCGCTTAGTTGCTTAAATAGTTTTTATGATAGAGTTTTTATAGTCATTGATATTCCTTTTGTTCCTCAGCTCATAGAACCTATTATACATAGGTATGTTAAAGGCATATTAATGATTATGGTTGCCGCGTCCATAGATGCTACAGTAACTATTTTCAGAAATACCGGAGTTTTTATCAAAAAAGGTTTTAACAAAGAGGAAAAAAATGAACTACACACAAACTTTTGAAGAATTTAGCAAGTCAGTCTCTACTTTAGATCTGGCTTTATATGCTGGAGCAGGATTAGTTTTATGGGCCTTATTTAAGGACAAACTTAGCCCCGTCCAAAAAATTATTTCCGACATTGTAACTAATGTCAAGAGTAAAATACCCGCCACCAATAAGTTAAATGTAACCCCCGTTGTTCCATCTTCTTCTGACACAACAGATAAAGAGGCCGTGTTCTTCGATCTTATTGTATCATGGAAACAAACAAGAGATTTGGCGGCTAAAAGCAATTGCATAGAAGCAGTAAAGGTTGCCGATCAAATGTTTCCATATCTGAGTCCTAATATCTGCGGATCAAACAAGGAGAATGTGTGATGAATAACAAGCTTTTACTAGGAGTTGGTGTTGCATTAATAGCCATAGGACTTTTTAAACCAGATTTATCAAACTGGATCAATACTGGCGGTACAGTAACAAGACCATCTGTTGTTGTTATTGAAAAACCATCAGATAAAGATTTAGAAATTATGGCTTTAAAAGTTGTGGATGCTTTAAGATCTGGCGGGTCAGGAAGAAAAGTAGATGGAGTTAAATTAGCTGAATTATACAATGATTTAGCAACATTGATATCTCTGAATGGTGAAGATGCTGTTATAAAAAATACAGAAGAAATTCGTCAAGCTAATTCTTTGGCCGGACTAATGTTAAAGATGGATATAAAAGGCAAGTACTCTAATCTTGCAAAATCATGTAATGATCTTATTGTTAGTATTATTGGTGATGATTCTGTTCCACTTACAGATACTTTAAGAACAAAGTCTGTAGACGGATTTCGTGCTTTATCATGGGCTTGCAACGAAGGAAGCAAATAATGGCAAGATACACTCCTGAAGAGTTATATAACAATTATAGAAAAGGTTTTAGTGGTTGCTTATGGGAACAGCATGTTTTTGACCATCTGATGGAGGTAAGCAAATATCCACTATTTGGAGATGGAGCAAACAAAAAAATAGTAGGGAGTGGTAAGGGGAAATTATCAACGCCATATAAGAGTGTATTAAAATTTGATAAAAAAGCTTATGAAGAAAGACAAACCACTGGAGATTGTGTTAGTCATGGAACACGAAGTGCTTGTGATGTTAGTAGAGCAGTAGAAATAGATGTGCATGGAGAAAGAGAAGCATGGATTGCTAGAGGTGCAACAGAAGCTATTTATGGCGCTAGGGGTCATGGAGGCCAAGGAATGAGTTGCTCAAGAGCAGCAGAATTTGTTAGTAAAAATGGAGGAATCCTTTTGCGTAAGAACTATAAGGGAGTAGCTGATTTTAGTAAATATAATGGTAACCTTGGAGCAGGATGGGGAGCGAGAGGTCTACCAGATGTTGTAATAGATGCTGCAAACGATCATCAAATTAAAACAGTCAGTTTAGTAAAAACAATAGACGAAGCAAGAGATGCGCTAGCAAACGGTTATGGTTTAGCAGTATGTTCTAGTTATGGATTTAGCAATAAGAGAGATAAAAAGGGAATATCTAATGTTAGTGGTAGTTGGGCTCATTGCATGGCTTGGATAGCGTGTGATGATACTGGTAGTGAACCATTATTCTTAGTACAAAATAGTTGGGGCAAATGGAATGATGGCGGTCATCCAGAATGGGGTCCAATTCCAGATGGCTCATTTTTAATACGCTCAGATGTTGCTGCTGGAATGCTAGCTCAAAATGGTAGTTATGCGTTTAGTAATTTTGATGGATTTCCAGTACAAAAACTTCCTTCTTATGGTTTTGAGGATTATTTATGACAGATTATTTTGTTAGAAAAAATAATTCTTCTTTTTATATTAGAAAAGCTCAGACCTTTCATATAGATTATAGCGATTATTCATACAATGAAAACGCATTTTATGTTTATTCTGCTCAACCCGGTGGCTCGCTAGTTTTAAGCGTAGATGCTGATAATTCAACTAGTTATCCTGGAACCGGAACAACATGGTATGATTTGGCCGCTCCTAGTAATGATTTGACACTAAGCTATGGAGGCATGTATACTACAACTTATGGTAGTGCTATGCTGTTTAATGGTGCCGAAAGTGTTTATGATAATAATTATAATGGTTATTTAAACTTTGGCACAGATTCATTTAGTATTTTAGTATGGACTAGAATAGCTGGAAATTTACTATCTTTCCATACAATTCTTAATATTGGCACTTATGAAAATGGAGTCATGTTAAGGTGGAATGATATATCATCACCTGATTCCCTATACATAGCAGGAACAGCTTACGATTGGAACTCTACTGTCAATTTGCCTTTGAACGAATGGACCCAGATAGCAATTGTGAAATCTGGCACAAACGTGAAACTGTATGTTGGAGATACGCTGGTTGTTGATGGTTCCGCTCCTGCTTCTGTTAATCCTTCTCAGGGCTTATTACTAGGTTACTCAGCACATAATGTATCGGAATTTTATACTGGTTACATAAGTTTATTAAAAGTTTATAGAAACGCAGCCTTGACAGCATCACAAATTTCTTCTAGTTTAACTGAAATGAATAATAGGTATGGTTTATGAAACTATTAGATAAAATAGTATTAAATAGATTAATAAGTATAGTATCAAATTTTATTTTGAGTTTAATCAAAATTTTTAATCCAAAAGTTTTAGATGAAATAGAAATTCCTAAGCCAGACAAAAAAATCTTTCCAAGATGGAGAAAGAAAAAATGAAAAGTATTTTAGCAACTATTATCGTAGCCTCTATGTTTATTGGCAATTATGCATCATTAGATGTATCAACAACTGCTGCTGTCACGGTTGCTGGAAGTATAATAAAAGCTCGTAATGTTGATAATACTGGTAAAAAATACAAAAGAAAAGATTGTCCAGTATGTAAGGGTGCCGGATGGTATTGGAGTGGCGATGGTATCAAAAAAGTGGACTGCGGATATTGCGAACCAGAAACTAAAACAGAGCCACCAAAAATTATAGTCCATCCACCAGCAACAATAAAACAGTCGTGTCCAGATGGTGTGTGCAGACCAACAACAAGGTGATATATGACAAATGATGAAGAAAAAAATCAAAAACTAAAAGAAATATCGCAGAGAGTATTGGCTAAAGCCAATGTTCCTCAAGACCAAAAATTTGGCAGCGTTATTGCTGTTTTGATGATGATCAGCATTATCTTAACAGTCATAAGAGTGCTGCAAGAATGCAATAAAAATAAAACTAAAGACATGACATCTCAAGACAAATATGCTGTTTATGGGGCAGAAATCAGAACCTTTAGTAAAAAAAGAGGGTGGTTCACAAGATTGAGAATGAAAAGAATTGTCAAGAGAGAACTTAGCCCAGAAGATTACAATAAATATGGAATAAAAATAGTTGAAGCAATGCTAGATGCAGGAGAAAATCTCAAGGATGATGAAGTTATTACCTTAGTGGAGGCAGCAAATGTTTAATATATTAGTGTGGTGTGTTTATGGTTTATTTGTTGGTTCTATAGCAAAAAGCATAGTTCCTGGCGAAGAAAATTTCGGTTTTGTAAAAACAGTAGCATTGGGCGTTGCTGGCTCATATATGGGAGGAGCTATTCTTTATATGCTTGGGCAATATAATGCAGTATCTCCTGCTGGCATATTAATGGGAATCGCTGGTGGTATTTTAACGCTTGTTCTATATAACAAGGTGACCAAAAAGTAGTCTTGACTTCTTGACCATATAGCCTATAATAACTCCATGAGCAGACCAACGTGGACAAATTATTTTTTAGGCTTAGCAAAAGTGGCTTCTCAAAGAAGTCATGATATACACACTCAGCACGGATGCGTTATAACCGATAGGTCTAACCGCATATTGGGTGTTGGATACAATGGATTTCCAAAAGGACTAGATGATAGTTATTTGCCATTAACTCGTCCAGAAAAATATGCTTGGATGATTCATGCTGAAAGAAATGCTCTTAGTAATTGTGTTGTTAGACCAGATAACGGCATAGCGTATGTTACAGGACAGTGCTGCAATGATTGTGTTATGGCATTGTGGCAAGAAGGAGTGACCCAGATAATTATGTCTGACAGTCATGGAACTCATAAGTTTGATGAAAATCAAAAAACAATTTTTGATCAGTTTGTGAAACTAAGTGGTCTAAAAATCGAAAAAGTAACGCCGGATCTTTCTTGGTTGAAACAACTGACTGGTGTATTATGATATACATAATCATATTTTATTTATTTTTATTTAATTTTCTCTACAACAGTATTACTGGAAATATCGAAATGATGGATAGATCATTTAAAGGATTAGTAATACTTGGCTTTATAAGCACGTTTTATTTACTGGATAATTTACATAGGAGATAATATGTCTGCGCTTCAAGAACTTCAGAATTATACATTTGTTAGCAAATATGCTCGTTGGCTAGAAGACAAAAATCGTAGAGAAACATGGAAAGAAGCAGTAGACCGCGTTAGAGATATGATGCATGTTCAGTATGACAAATTTGGTATTTCTGACGAAATAGATTGGGCATATGATATTATGCATAAAAAGAAGGTTTTAGGATCCCAAAGAGGACTCCAATTTGGTGGAGATCCAATCTTAAAGAGACACGCAAAAATCTATAATTGCACAAGTTCTTATTGTGACAGATTACGATTTTTTCAAGAATGTTTTTGGCTTCTATTGTGTGGGAGTGGCACCGGTTTTAGTGTTCAAAAACACCATGTCTCTAAACTACCAACACTAGAACATGAAGTTCCAAATAATAATCAGGGTATAAAATATGTTATAGAAGATAGCATAGAAGGCTGGGCAGATGCTCTTGGTGTTCTTTTGAGTAGTTATTTTAGTAAACCTATTGAAGAGTTTAAAATCTATAAGAATAGCTACGTTGTATTTGACTATTCTAATATTCGTCCAAAAGGTTCTCCTCTAGCAAGTGGAGTAGGAAAAGCTCCAGGATTTGAGCCTTTACAAAATGGTCTAGAAAAGATACGAAATTTGTTAGACCGTTGCGTATCAAATGGACAAAAAAAACTACGCCCAATTGATGCATATGATATTGTTATGCATAGTAGCGATGCCGTATTAAGCGGAGGTGTTCGTAGAAGCGCTAGTCTGGCATTGTTTAGTCCAGACGATGAAGACATGGCCAAAGCTAAAACTGGTAATTGGTATGTCGAAAATCCACAAAGAGCACGAAGCAATAATTCTGCACTCTTGCTTAAAAACGAAACAACTCTTGAAGAGTTCCAGATGTTAATGGAAAGCGTTAAAGAGTTTGGTGAACCAGGATTTATTTGGAGCGAATCAACAGAAATGATTTTTAATCCTTGTGTAGAAATTGGCATGTGGCCAGTAGACGAGGAAACTGGCAAGAGCGGTTGGCAAGGATGCAACTTGTCCACCATTAATTGCTCTAGCGTAGTAGACGAAGATGATTTTTATGAGAGATGCCGTGCTGCTTCAATAATTGGTACTCTACAAGCAGGATTCACAACACTAGCATATCTTGGAAATGTTAGCGAAAAGATTTTTGCAAGAGAGTCTCTGCTCGGTGTGTCATTAACTGGCACAATGGAGAAACACGATCTTGTTCTTACTGAAAAAGTATTAAAGAACGGAGCAAAGATTGCTGTTGAAACCAATAAAGAGATGGCTAAAAAAATAAATATCAATCAGGCCGCAAGGGTAACTTGTTTAAAACCAGAAGGCACAAGTTCAAGTATGCTTGGTACTAGTTCAGGTATCCACCCACATCACGCCAAGCGATATATACGCCATGTACAGGCAAATGTTTTAGAGGCACCATACCAACACTTTAAAAAGATAAATCCACAAGCCTGTGAGAAATCATCGTGGTCAGCCAATAATACGGATGAGGTAATTAAATTTCCAATTGAGGTTCCAGACGGAGCCAAATTAAAAAACCAATTACCAGCAGTAGAGATGCTTTCTGTTGTCAAAGAAACACAAAAGCACTGGGTTAACAATGGTAAAAATAAATCATTATGCACACAAGAATATTTAAGTCATAATGTGAGCAATACTGTTACCGTTAAACCAGACGAGTGGGATGATGTGACCAATTATATCTTTGATAATAGAAAATACTTTGCTGGAATTAGTCTTATTCCTCAAAGTGGAGATAAAGACTATCCACAAGCGCCATTTACTACTGTCTATACTAGTAGAGAAATAGTAAAGGAATACGGAGATGCTGCATTATGGTGTTCTGGTTTAATAGAACTTGCCCTAAATGCATTCCATAATAACTTGTGGGCAGCCTGTGATTATGTCAATATGAATCAGGCTAAAGAGACAGACAATCAAGATAAGTTGTTATTCATAACCAAGATGAAAAATTTTGCTGGTAAATATTTCGACGGAGATGTCAAAAGACTCACATATTGTATGAAAGATGTACATAATTGGAAATTATATTGTGATTTATTTGATAGCTTTCAAAAAGTTGATTATACACAACTATCAGAAACGGAAGATAATACTGCTGGGATAGAGGAAGTTAGTTGTGCTGGTGGAGCATGTCTAATTTAACTCTTTCCGTAAAGGGCAAAACTTGAGAAAAAATACTAAAAAACAAAAAAAGAATAAAGTGATTGACGCTACCAATCCCATTATTAATGAGAATGCTGCCGCATACAGGAATAGATTAAAACCTAGAACAGAAAATCAAAAAGAATATATTCGTACCATAGCAGAGAATACTATTACATTCTGTCAAGGTTTGGCTGGTAGCGGGAAAACCCACATTGCTATTGGCATGGCATTGGAATATTTGCTTGAAAATAAAGTAAAAAAGATTATTATAACTAGACCAGTTATAGAAGCAGGAGAAAAAATTGGTTATCTTCCAGGAACCGCAGAAGAAAAGCTGCATCCATATTTATTGCCTATATTGGACGAAATCAATCATTTCATAAGCCCCGCTCTTTATGCAACGTTAAAATTAAATAATAAAATAGAAGTTGTTCCTCTTGGATTAATGAGAGGAAGAAACTTCCATAATAGTTTTATTGTAGCAGACGAATGTCAAAACGCAACCTATGAACAATTAAAAATGTTATTGACTAGAACTGGCACAGACAGTAAAATGGTTCTAACTGGAGATGCTGGACAAAGCGATCTTCACAGACACATGAGGGGTGGATTTACAGACATAATGTCCGCTCTGAATAATGTTGATGGCATAGGTATATCAGAACTAAATGGATCAGATATTGTTAGAAATCCTATAATTGTAAAAATATTAGCAAGATTAGATTCTTACGAACATGCAGAGCAAAAACAGTAAATGTCTCGTTTTAAATGCCGACTATTCTCCATTGGCTATTATTGATTGGACGAAAGCAATAATTTGGGCATTAAAGCATGAAAAAAATAAAAATTGTGGAATAGAAATTGTAGACTTCTATAAGGATGATTGTATCATAGGAGCAAACAATAAAAAATATCCAATACCAGCTGTTGCAAAGACAGCAAGATATTTTAAGATATCGAGTCAAAGAGTAAAATTTTCTCGTAAAAACTTATTTATTCGTGACGATCATGTTTGTCAATATTGTGGAAATAAATTTGAAATCAATCAATTAACATACGACCATGTAATACCAAAATCATTATGGAACTATGAAAATGGAGGCAGTCCTACAAATTGGACAAATATAGTTACGGCGTGTGTCATATGTAATAGAAGGAAAGGAAATAGAACGCCCAAACAGGCTAATATGCCACTTAAAAAGTTGCCAACAGTACCACAGAAGCATTCAAAATACTTGCCAATCACCCACCACCTGATTAAAATAAGAGCAGAGATACCGGAAGAGTGGTTTGTTTATTTGCCAGAGTCATATTCAATATAATGCCTACTTATTCATACGTCTGTGAAGAATGTAATACATCTTTTGAACTGTTTTTTTACATAAAAGATTATGTAGAAAAACCAATTTGTATTAGATGCAATTCTATAAATACGTCTAGAGAGTATGTCAAGGATGTGGCAACACAGAACACATCGGTTAAAAAGTCTGATACCGAGCTAAAAACTATTGGAGATTTGGCCAATAGAAACAGAGATAAAATGAGTGATGATCAAAAAATGCACTTATACAAAAAGCACAATTCTTACAAAGAAGAACAATCAGACAAGCCATTACCAAAAGGGATGTCTCGTATGAAAAAACCAGAGAAAATCAAATGGACAAAATCTTAGAAGATAAACAAGCTCAAGATATTATCTCCTCAATCATATCTGCCGAAGATATAATAAAATTTGTTGAGCTAGAAAACAAAATAAAAAAAGCAGAAATATTACTTGCGGAAAAAGAATACGAAGTAAATAAACAATTATATGAGAGTCGTGTTATTACAGATAGCGAAACTCCTTTGCCATACACTGTTAAAATCAATGTAACAACAGAGGTTATTCAAGGTGTTAACGATAAATATAAAGAACCAATAAAAATAGAGCAAATTAGTAATGATTATCTTATAGATTTTTCTATACAAAATTATCGTCCATTTATAGAAGAATTTTATAATTCCATACAATCAGTATTGGAAGAAACATGTTCCAAGGTCTTTAAACAGGAGAACACCGATGGGGATATTTAACCCTAGACCAGAAGAAGAAAAAACAAGAAAAGTATACACTTATACAATTTTAGGTAAACACGACTCTTTTGACGAAGATAACAATCCTGTAATAGACGAAGAGTCAAAAGATGTCCTAGCAAAAAAAATAGTAAGCTCTGATACTAAAACAAGATACTTGATAAAGGTTGGTCCGCATGGTAGAGTATACAATCCAATCGGAATTTTTTCTGAAGGAAGAGGAAATAATTTTTCCAAAAGAAGCGGAAAGCCAGAATGGGAATTTACAGAAGTAAATCAAAAAATATTTGATATATATTTGTGCTTTTTAAGAACAAAAAACATTGCTCATCTCAATATAGCAGAAAGGGAACTACGATGAAATTGAATAAGACTCAATCGTATGCGATACAATATTTATTGACTCAAGATAAAAACGCCTTAGATATATCAACAGAACTTAAACTACCAGTAGATATTGTTCAAAAATATGTAGAAAAAAATCAGATAGCATCTAAAGAAAATAATATACCAGCGACAACATCCAAAGTTACTGCTAGTGATTTAATGATAAGACATACTAGGGACAAGAAAACAAATAGCGTTGCCATTATGACCAAAGAGGCATCAGAGTTGGCAGACGCCTCAAAGCAAAATAATACTCTAAAACAAAATTCTGATCATATCTACAGACCTCGCTGATCAATGCAAAAATATATTTCGAAATATTCGAATGGCAAAACCGTCTCTGCTGCTCAATATATAACAGAGATTATATGTGAGCATTTAGCCAACAAAAATAAGAAAGATCTTCATTATAGATTTTGGCTTAATAAAGAATGGGCAAGTTTTTACAAATCTCAAATTTTTACAGCAAATAAACTCTTAAAAACCTATTTGCCAAAAGCAATAATTAATGCCTTAAAAACAACGAAAGCACAAAAAATTTATTCGTTGAGGGCTCCGCACCTTGTTGCTATAATACAACAGGAGCAGGAAAAGCTGGAAAAGCAGAAAGACGAAAAAGTAACAGATATAAAAAGAGTAGAGAATTCTGCCGGTCAACAAAAAATTAAATCAAAAAATATCTTAGATCTTATAAAGGAAATTGATAATGAGCACTAAATTAAAAGACAGTGTAACAAAAGATTTTGGAGCAAACATTATTGTTAGTGCTGCGGCTGTTGTGGACAAGAAGTCTGTTGTCATCCCTGTCAGTCCGTCTTTAGACATGGTTTTAGGAGGAGGAATTCCAGAAGGAAGTTTTGTTGTTTTGACTGGCCAGCCCAAATGTGGTAAAACAACAACAAGTTTAGCATTCGCCGCTACTGCTCAACAGCCAGAATATGGTTCGGATTCTTTTGCTGATGGCAGAAACGTGTACTACCTTAACATTGAAGGTAGATTGAAGAAAAGAGACTTAGAAGGAATACCAGGATTAAACTTAGATAAGTTTCAGGTAATAGGATCTCAGACCGGAAAAATTTTACACGCAGAAGAATATCTACAAATTGCTGAAAGAATTATCAACCAAGAGCCAGGAAGTGTACTAATCATCGACTCGTATTCTGCTCTATGCACAGAAGCAGAAATTACAACAGATATGGATAAAATGCAAAGAGCAGATGGAGCAAAATTACTGGCAAAATTTTGTCGAAAGGTTGCTAATGTAATTCCAGTAAATAAAAATGTTGTTATAGGAATTACTCACTTAATGGGTAATCCCACAGGATATGGTGCAGAATTTAAAGAGAAGAGTGGTCAGGCTATTGCTTATCAAACAGATATAAAACTAAGAGCAAAAACTTTTAAACCATGGTTGTTAGGAACAGACAATACTCAAATTGGTCAAGAAGTTGAGTGGCAAGTTATATGCTCTGCTTTAAGTCCGCCCGGAGGAATCATAACTTCTTATCTTAGATATGGCCAAGGTATTGATAGATATATGGAACTTATTACTTTGGCTACAGATATTGGTCTCATTAATAAGGCTGGGGCATGGTACACTCTATCATTTTTAAAAGATGAAAAAAATAAGTTTCAAGGAACAGAAAAGATTAGAAACTTTCTATTAGAAAATGACGAAGCATATACTGAGCTTTATAAGCAAGTTAAACAAATGCTAGGAACAAAGTTTTAATATGCTAGTCAAAGGATTAGACGGATCGGTTTCAACATTAAATTTAAAAGGTGGAATATCTAAGGGTTCTGCGGTAAATAAATCCGCATTACATTTAGAAGCAAGAAATTTGATTAAAAGGCTTTACCCAACTATGCAAATTCTTGAAGAAATTACTATATATGCTCGTAAAAATGAAGTTATGTATATGGATTTTTATATCCCTTTGCTTAAAAAATGCATAGAGGTCCATGGTGAACAGCATTATAAGTTTATTCCATTTTATCATAACAATGTATTATCTTTCGTAAAAGCTCAAAAAAGAGATAGAGATAAAAAAGAATGGTGTTATCTTAACAATATCGAATATTGCGAATTACCATATAATAAAGTACATGAATGGGAGTCGATTATTAATCATGAAAACTGCTAAAGAAGAACTACAACACTGGGATAATATTCTTGATGAATATGAACAGGGCATAGGACTAAGTAGATATGCTTCAAATGTTGAACAATTGCCAGAAACAGAATTGAATTCTTATTTGACTATGGATAGAAAAGTTCTAGAGACTTTGACCCCGGAAGATTGTGGTCAGATTGCTTATCGTTTGGGACAATTTACTTTTCATATTCAAAGAACAATTAATAGAGAAATAGCAAGATACAACTGGGCAGATGAAGCGATAAAAGAAACAATTGCGGATGAAATTAATAATTACAAAGGCTATGGTTTTGTTGAAAAATCATTACAAGCTATAAAACATAATGATAAAGCATCCTCATTGAATAATATAAAAAAATATGCCAAACAAAGATCAGACAGACTATCATATATAGCAAATAGTATCAAAAATTTATCAGATATTATCTTAGCCATTCAAAGGAATAAGGTGAAAAATGGATCTCAATGACTTAAAACCAGATCAAATAAAAGATATCATCAATATACTATCTAAACTTTTACCAAACGAAGAAGCAACTTCAAATAAGGTTACTCAAAAAAGAAAAAGCAAACCCAAACAATCGAGCGCTATCAAGACCAACAAAAGCAAAGCAAAGTCTGATGGCATCAATTTTTTTGATACTATGAGAGAAAAAGATTCTCATAAAGAGGATACCATTATTGATCAAAAATTAAATAGGTATCCCCCCACAGAGAGGAATAGACATTTTGAAAGTATCACGGTACAATGCAGATGTTGTGGAAGAAAAGAGAAAATAAATCCTGGACTTCTCATAGAACAAGACCGATATAAATGTAACAAGTGCTCCATATCCGCTGGATAAATTATGACATTATCAGACCCTGCTATTGAAAGAGCTGTTTTGGCAATATTGTGCAAAACAGGAGAACAATCATATATCGAAGTTGCAGATATTGTGGACGAGCATTCTTTCACAATAGATAGTAATATTCTGATATTTAAGTGTATTAAGAAAATTTTTACAGACAATGGACAAAAAGCTATAGATATAGCTTCAATATATTCTACAGCAAAAGACCTGGGCTTCGACTCTATTTTGCAAAAGAAAGAGGAGACTCAGCATCTAAAAGCTATACTAGAATTTCCTGCCGATTATTCGAATTTGATGCAATTTTGTGTCAAATTAAAAAAGCTACAAATTGCAAGAAAATTGCAAAGTCAATTAAAAGATATTCAACAAAAAGTTAACCAAATAAATGGTTCAGAATCTATAACACATATTCTCAGCATAGCAGAAGATCCTATTCTGAATTTTAGTTCAACTCTAGACGATGCAGATAATAACCCTGTGCAGATATCACAAGGACTAAGTGATTATTTAGATCATCTTAAAAATAATCCCATAGATCAAGTTGGCATATCCACGGGATTTCCTGCTTATGATTTTGCTATAGGTGGAGGCTTAAGGAAAAGCACAATTAATGTGATCGCCGCAAGACCAAAGACCGGAAAAACGCTATTGTCTGATAATATGGGATATAATATAGCAAAAATGGGTATTCCAGTATTAAACATGGATACCGAAATGACAAAAAATGATCACATTCATCGTATTCTGGCAATGATAACAGAAATCGAGATCAATAAGATTGAAACAGGAAAATTTGCCGAAGTACCATCTTTATCAAATAAAATAGAATTAGCAGCAAAAGAATTAGAGAAGATACCACTTTATCATAAAAGTATTGCTGGCAAATCTTTTGAAGAACAATTATCTATCATGAGAAGATGGATTATGAAACATGTTGGATTAAATAGTGATGGAACAGCAAAACAGTGTGTTATATTTTATGACTATCTAAAACTCATGGATAGTGCTGGAATATCTCAGGATATGAAAGAGTATCAGGTCTTAGGATTTATGATGACAACACTCCATAACTTTGCTGTCAAATATCAGATTCCTATTATGGCTTTTGTACAATTGAACAGAGATGGTATAACCAAAGAAAGTACGGACACAGCATCTGGATCCGATAGAATTATTTGGCTATGCAGCAATTTTAGTATATTCAAAAGAAAAAGCGATGAAGAAATGGCAGAAGACGGTCCCACTAATGGAAACCGAAAACTTTTACCCCTAATAAGCCGACATGGCTCAGGGTTAGATGATAATGACTACATAAACTGCCATATGAAGGGTTGGTGTGCAAAAATAACAGAAGGTAAAACAAGATTGGAAATTTTAAATGGAACAGACACAGACAATGGATTTACAGTCGAAGAACAAGACAGCATACCATTCGATTGATCAAAATAAACTAAAGATAGTCTGTGATCAACTTTGTGATAACATAGAAGATCTATTTGATTATTTTAATTTAGACTACAAAAATAATGGCAAATTTTATAGTATGTGTTGTCCCATACACGGAGGAGACAATCCATCCGCATTAAATATATATCATATTGGTGATTCATATAGAGGAAATTGGAAATGTAGAACTCATCAGTGCGAAAAAATATTTAAGGGTTCTATTATTGGCTTTATTCGTGGTTTATTATCTCATAAAGAGATGAATTGGCTAGAGAGTGGAGACGATACTGTATCTTTTGGTCAAACATTAGATTTCATTAAAGAATTTTCCAAAATAGATCCAACTAAAATATCTGTTTCTAGAGTTGAAAAAGACAAACAATCATTTGTTTCTAATACTAATATATTAACCCAAAAACAAAATAAAGTATCTAATACGGTCAAAAGGGAACATATTCAAAGAGCCTTAAAGATACCAAGTCCTTATTTTTTAAATCGCGGCTTCTCGGCAGAGGTACTGATTAAATATGACGTTGGAGACTGCATCACAGACGGCAAGGAGATGTATAACCGTGCTGTGGCTCCTATTTATGACGCCAACCACGAGTATATGGTTGGATGCACAGGAAGATCAATTGTTGACAATATAAAACCAAAATGGAAACATAGCGAAGGATTTAGAGCAGAAGAGTGTTTGTATAATTTTTGGTACGCCAAAGATCATATAAAGCAATCAAAAGTGGTTGTTGTCGTAGAAAGTCCGGGCAATGTCTGGAGATTAGAAGAGGCCGGAATACATAATGGAGTTGCTATTTTTGGTGCAAACCTTAATGATAAACAAAAGATGCTTTTGGACATTTCAGGAGCAATGAAGATAATCACAATTATGGACAATGATGATGCTGGGATAAAAGCCAGAGAACAAATTCAAAAAAAATGTGCTAAAATATATAACATAGATCACATACAGATTCAAACAAACGACGTTGCGGAGATGACCGTCGAAGAGATTAAAAAAATTATATCACCAAGGATTATATTATGACTTTGATTTTAGGCTTTTCTGGGAAAAAACAGTCTGGTAAAACAACATGTGCAAATTTTTTATATTGTATAGGCTTAGCAGGAAAAGAAATCTTTCCAGAAGTTATGCTAACGGATAATGGCACCATAAGAATAAAAAAAACAAATCAAGAATATATAGATGTAGATATTGTAAAATACTATAATAACATTGGATATATTGATCAAGAAATATTTGATGTTATTCAGCAATTGAGTTCTCATATTAAGATTTATAGTTTTGCTGATCCTCTCAAACAAGATATTTGTATAGATATGTTTGGTTTAAGTTATGAGCAATGCTATGGAACAGATGATCAAAAAAATCAATTAACAGATATGAGTTATGATAATAAACCATTGTCTGGAAGAGACATGATGCAATTGATTGGAACAGACTTTTTTAGGACAATAAAACCAAATATATGGCCAGAGTCTTTAATCAGAAAAATAATGAAAGACAAACCAAATATAGCTCTTGTTACAGATTGTCGTTTTCCTAATGAGGTTGATGCCATAAAAAATAATAATGGAGTTGTTATTAGATTAACAAGAAAATTATCCAATGAAAATAATATAGAAGAACATAAATCAGAGACGGCTCTGGACCCTAATGTATACGACTGGTCAAATTTTAATTATGTCATTGATAATCAAAATATAGACATAGAAGAACAATGTGGCATGGTATATGATATCCTAATAAAAGAAACAGCAAAATAATGATTATAACATATTTCCGTAGTTCCTCGTATAATGCACACAGCATGTGTGAGCAACAATATTTTTTAGAATACGTTTTAGGATGGAGAGGACCGTCTAACAAAAAAGCAGACAAAGGAACCATAGTCCACAAAGTATTAGAAGTATTGGCGGTTATTAAAAAAGCCGAACAAGATAAATTATTATTTATTGATGATGATATAGTTGGTAAAATAAATGTATCTAATTATAATTTAGACGAAATCATTAAAGTGGTTTATACTCACTATTCCAATGCCAATTCTCATCACCAATGGGTTGACAAAGACTTTTCGGAGTGTTACAATTGGGTCTACAAAACTTTGAACTACAACAAAGGAATGTTTGATCCTAGAAATAGATTCATAGTTCAACCAGAGCAACATTTTGATTTTATTATCGAAAAACCTTGGGCCAAATATTCTTATAAAACAGAAGACGGTTTACTAGAAGGATATCTTGGACTAAAAGGAACAATAGATTTAATCACAAAAGTAAACGATGATCTCTATGAGATTGTAGACTGGAAAACTGGAAAAAGATTAGATTGGGCTACTGGACAAGAAAAAACTCAAGAAAAATTGGAAAAAGATCCTCAATTAAGAATATACCATTATGCAATAAGGCATTTGTATCCTGAGATTGCACATTTTATGGTATCTATAAATTTCATAAATGATGGGGGTGTCTTTTCTATGTCTTTCGATGACAAAGATCTTATAGAAACAGAACAAATGTTAATGCAAAAATTTGAAATTATTAAGAAAACCAAGAAGCCAAGACTTAAAAAAACATGGATGTGTAGCAAATTATGTCATTTTGGTAAAACCACTTTTGAAGACACTAATATTTTGCCCACGATAGAATATCGAAATAATCAAGTTTGTTCCAAAGGATCAACAATGACTAAATGCGAACAAATTAAACATGATATAGAACTGTTAGGGATAGACGAAGTAACAAAGAATTACAAGCACAAGAACCATACTTTTGGTCATTATGAGGCTCCTGGTCAATGAAAAAATATATTCCATTGCATGTTCACAGTCATTATTCTTTGCTAGATGGATTAAGCAAACCTCAACAAATAGCAGAGAGATGCAATAAAATAGGAGTATCTTCGTGCGCTTTAACAGACCATGGTAATATCTCTGGCACGGTTAAGTTTCATTCGACAATGAAGTCTGCTGGCATTAAACCCATTTTAGGTTGCGAATTATATATCTCTAATAATGATGCATCAATAAAAGACTCGTCTAATAGAGATCTAAGTCATTTGGTAATTTTAGCCAAAAATTATACCGGATGGCAGACGATGATTAAGATAATATCGGAATCAAATAGATCTGACTTATTTTATTATAAGCCAAGATTGGATTTGGATAGGCTTGGCAAACTACTAGATGGAAATATAATAGGATTTGCTGGCCACTTAGGATCGGTTGTGGCCAATAAAATTATGACCAACGATACTATAAATAACGATTGGGAAAATAATGCTATACCAATTATTGATAAACTCCAAAATATTTTTGGTAAAGATAATTTTTTCTTAGAAGCCCAATTAATGGATCAGGAACATAATCCTATTCAAAAAGATGTAACTGATTGTATTAGAAAAATTGCCAAACAAAAAAAGATAAAGGTCATAGCAACTCCAGATGCTCATTATTGTGAAAGAGAAGATGCTATAGATCAAAGAGTATTACTGTGTAATAATTTAAAGACCACATTTATTGATGTCAATTCTAAAATATTGAATAAAGAAAATTTTGGAATGGACACATTTTTTATCTCTGATAATTACCATATACTTAGTAATGAAGAAATAAATAATTTGCACACAGAGGAAGAAATTGAAAATACTCAATTTGTTGATAGTTTATGTGAGAATTTTGAGATTAATCAGAAGCCGAATCTTCCAGAATTCGATTGTCCAGATTCTTTTGATCAAGCAGAATATTTGAGACAACTTTGCCGTAATGGCTGGAGAGATAAAATCAAAGACATAGTTCCTATAGAGCAACAAACACAGTATGTTGATAGGATCAAATACGAACTTGATGTTTTACAGGGGGCTGGTCTTAGCAGTTACTTTCTAATAGTACAAGATATTGTTAATTATGTAAGGAATAATAAGTGGCTACCCGGACCGGGACGAGGCAGTGCTGCTGGATGTCTGGTTTCGTATTTGGTTGGAATAACAGCAATAGATCCAATTAGATATAATTTGATCTTTGACAGATTCTATAATGCTGGAAGAAATACTAAGGATCGTATTAGTATGCCAGATATAGATATAGATGTGCCTATCAATAAAAGAGAAGATATTATCTCATATATAAAACAAAAATATGGGGAAGACAAGGTTTCTCAAATGATTACTTTTAATACAATGAAAGGAAGGGGAGCACTAAAAGATGTGTTAAGAGTATATGGAAATATAACATTTGATGAAATGAACAATATAACTAAGTTCATTCCGGATGAAGCTAAAATTGCAGATGAACTACAAGAAATGAAAGAGGAAACCGGAGAAGCATCTATTATACGATGGGCATTAGAGAATAATCAAGACGATTTATCGCCATGGTGCTCAATAGATGATAAAGGAGAATTAATAGGTCCATTGTCAAAAAGATTTGAACAGGCAATTAGACTAGAGGGCACAAAAACTAACCAATCAAAACACGCTGCTGGTGTTGCTATTAGTTCCAAACCTCTTGGCGAAATGTGTCCAATGGTCTATGATAATAGGAACGATCAAACCATAGCGGGTATGGAAATGCAAGACTTAGAGAGCATAGGTATTATTAAATTTGATATTCTAGGTATTGCAATGTTAGATAAAATAATGACTATTCAAGAACTCTTACAAAAAGGAGAAAACTAATGGACAAGCAATTTAAAGACCTTGTGGTTGGAGAAAAATTCATACACAATTCTATTTCCTATACAAGAATAGATGATGATAGAGTTAGCTGCTGTCATGTAAATAATGCCATAAATAACCAAACTCAAGAAAAAACTATGATTTTGCCACTGGAGAACGTAACAGTAGAAACAGCATGAAACAATATAATAAAATTTGTGTGTTCGATTTTGAAACAGACGGGGCGAATCCGAATGTGTGTAGTCCAGTACAGATAGCAGCACTAATTATTGATCCAATTAAATTAGAAGTAGTGCCAAATTCGGAATTTAATTTGATGCTCAAGCCAGATAAATTAGAAGAAGATCCATCCCATCCGTATGATTCAGATATACTGGGATTTCATGCTAAAGTTAGAGGATGTGAGCAATCAGAAATTTTAAAGTCTTGGAAAGATTCAATATCTCAAAAACAAGGATGGTCAATGTTTATCGACTATCTGGAAAAACACCACTGTAGGACAACAAAAAAGAGTCAATTCTCTGCACCAATAGCGGCTGGATATAATATAAATAGATTTGATCTTAAAATTGTTCATAGACTAGCAAAAAAATATGGAAATACTAATAAAGAAGAAGAATCAAATATCTTTTATCCAAGAGATGTTCTAGATATAATGAATTTATTATATTATTGGTTTGCTTATGTTGATGACGTTAAAAGTCTTTCGTTAGATAATGTTAGAGAATATATGAGCATATCTTCTGAAAATGCTCACGACGCTCTAAAAGATGTCAAAGACTGTGCAAATATTCTATTAAGATTTCTAAAGTTACACAAAAATCTTTCCTCAAAGATAAAGTTTAAGAATGCCTTCAATAATATTTAATGCAGATATTGCGCTTATGGATTTGGAGTGTCCTTTGACTTGGGATCTTATATCTGCTGGAAACACCAAAGGATGTTTTCAGTTAGAGTCCAGATTAGGACGAAGTATAGCAAAAAAATTGAAGCCATCAAATATCGAGGAGCTTGCAGCATTAATTAGTATTATGCGTCCTGGATGTTTGGAAGCAATTAGAGATGGCAAAAGTGTTACCAATCATTATATAGATAAAAAAAATGGTTTAGAAACAGTTGATTATTTCCACGAATCTCTTGAACCCATTTTAAAAACAACATATGGAGAAATGGTATATCAAGAACAGGCAATGGAAATAGCCAGAGTAATTGCGGGATTCAATTTGCAAGAAGCAGATATGTTAAGAAAAGCTATTGGCAAAAAGAAGCCAGAAGAAATGGCTAAATTAAAAATTACATTCATTGATGGATGCGAAAAAGTTGGCTCAATCAACAAGTCTCAAGCGGAGGAAATTTTCAATTGGATCGAAAAAAGCCAAAGATATTCTTTTAACAAGAGCCACGCCATTAGTTATGCTATGAATTCGTATCTTTCAGCATATGCCAAAGCACATTATGCTAGAGTATTTTTTGCTTCTTATCTGAGATTTGCAAAAGATAAAATTGATCCACAAATGGAGATAAAGGAACTTGTTCAAAATGCTACGGAAATGAATATTGTGGTTTGCAATCCAGATATAAGAATGGTAAATGAGTTTGTTGAACTAGATAAAAAATGTATCTATTTCGGATTGACAGACATTAAAGGTGTTGGAAAATCAGCTTTTGATAAGTTAAAAAATACTATAGAAAGCTTAAAACTCAATCTTAAAACAATGACATGGATGGAATATCTATTTTTATTCAGTCATATCAATAGCACAGCATCAAAAGCTCTGATACAATCAGGGGCGTTGGATTTTTTGAAGATTCATAGAAATAGAATGTTGTTTGAATATAATATCTTTAATGAATTAACTGCGAAAGAAACAGAAAATTTACAGAAAGTTTTGCAGACAGATAAAAGCCTTCAAAAAAATTTGGAGATGCTAGTATCATCGTCTAAAATATCCTCAAAAAGACAATTGACCATAATGAATCTTATAGAATCATTAAAAAAACCACCCTATTCTCTGGAAGATACTATAGAGTGGCTGGCTGACACAGAAAATATGCTGATAGGATGCTCCATATCCTGCTCAAAGGTTGATATGTATGATATTAGTATGGTTTCTTCATCCTGTAAAGATTTTAAGAACAATAAATGCTCATCTAATAATAATATTATTTTAGCTGGTGAAATAGAAAATATCAGAGTAGTCAAAACCAAGAAGGGCAAAAGTGTTGGTTCAGAAATGGCATTCATAACTTTGAACGATGGTACAGCATCATTGGACAGTATAGTATACTTTCCAGAAGCGTATAGGAAATATAGAAATCAATTATTTTTAGGCAATATTATCATTGTTAAAGGAAACAGATCAAAAGACAAAGACTCGTTGTCTATAGAAAAAACTTTTATACCGAAGGCTTGACTTGCGTTGGGCTCAAGGTATAATATGGTGTTGGTATTGGAATTTAAAAACTATTAAGGGGAATTTATATGAATATAACTTTATTACGCGGTAACTTAACAAGAGATCCTGAACTACGAAAGATTGAGAGCAATAATGGAAAATCAGTATCAGTAGTAAATTTTACTGTTGCTGTTTCTAGAGAATATACTAAGGCATCAGGAGACAAGGATAAGGTTACCACTTTTATCAATTGTGAGGCATGGGATAGCGGAGCAGAGATTATTGCCGACTCTTTCAAGAAGGGCGACCTAGTTATGGTAGAAGGCTCTCTGCGAAACGACAGTTGGGAAAAAGACGGTGTGAAGCATAGCACACTAAGAGTAAGGGTTAATAATTTTTCTAAGATCACTAAGCTTTCCAAGAATAGACAATCGGAACCAGAAGCGGTCGCTTTCTGATAATAATAAGGACTATAAAAAGAGATAATGGGGCTGAATAAGCCCCTTATCTTTTTTCAATTTTATGAAACCAAAAATTCTAGTTTGTTCTGAATCTTCAAAAGTTTCTTCCGGATTCGGTGTTTACAATAGATATCTTTTAGATGGTCTTTATAAGACTAATAAATATGATATAGCAGAATTTGCTTCTTATGGATTAATAGGAGATAAAGAGGCTCATAAAATACCATGGAAATATTATCCAAATGCTGTTCATTCTAATGATCCAAGAATTAATGAATATAATTCTACTCCAGAAAACCATTTTGGACGGTGGCGTTTTGACAGAGTTTTATTAGATTTTAAGCCTCATATTGTTATTGATGTTAGAGATTATTGGATGAGTTCCTATCAGAAAAGATCCCCATTGCGAAAAAATTTCCATTGGATATTGATGCCAACTATTGATTCTTATCCACAGCAAGAAGAGTGGCTCGATACTTATATTGATGCCGATGCAATCTTTACATATTCGGATTGGGGAAAAGAAGTTTTAATGAAACAAACTTCGAACACAATTAAATATATAGACACAGTATCTCCTGGTGCTGATCTAAATATTTTTTCTCCTCTAACAAATACTGCCGAAATTAAAAATATGCTAAAATTAGATCCAAACTGTACTGTTATTGGCACAGTTATGAGAAATCAGAAGAGAAAGCTATTCCCAGAATTAATTAAAGGTTTTGAGCTCTTATTAAGAGAGCTAAAAAATTCAGGATCTGAAAAATATCACAATACTATTCTATATCTGCATACCAGTTATCCTGATATGGGATGGGACATGGCCAATCTTATAAAAGATAGTGAATTTAGTAATAAAATCTTTTTCACATATTTATGTAAAAATTGTTCAGCCATTTTTGCCTCAAATTTATCTGGACACTCACAAATATGCTATAAGTGTAAGCAGAAGTCTGCTGTTGTTCCAAATGTTTCTAATGCTGTGGACGAATCAATTTTAGCAAAAATTATTGGGATGTTTGATATATATGTACAATATTCTATATGCGAAGGATTTGGTATGCCTCAAATAGAAGCATCAGCATGTGGAGTACCAGTTGTAACAGTGAAATATAGCGCTATGGAAGACGTAATTAATAAAGTCAATGCTTATCCAATAGAAGTTGGATGTTATTTTAAAGAACTAGAAACATCTGCTATGAGAGTTTATCCAAATCAAAATTCTTTAGTCTCTCAGTTATTGCAGCTTGTGAACCAGCCCGAAGCAATAAGAAAACAAAAAGGATTTAAGACTAGACAATTAACAGAAAACCATTATAGTTGGAAACATTCTGTAGAAAAATGGATAAAATATATAGACACTATAAACATTAATAAATATGAAAAGTCATGGAATTCAACCCCAGTTTTTGTATCAAAAATAGATAAGAATAATTTACCTAAAGTAAATGATGCTTATGAAATAATTTATACTATCAAAAAATCAGTACTAGATAATATAGGACTAAAAATTAGTGACTATTGGATTTTAAAGCAAATTCAATGCGTACAAAATGGTTTTGTTGCAAATGGAGCGGAACTCAAACCATTTTCAATTAATGATATGATAGACAACATCAATAGTATGATTCATAATCACAATCAAGCAGAAATTGGCAGAATAGATTCTCATTTGCTCACACAGGAAGATTATATACAATATGCTAACATCGCCTAAAAATATTTTATATGTTGGTCCATATAGACAAAACGACGGATGGGGATTAGCAGCAAGAGACTGTCTGCTATCTTTACTAACGACTGGACACAATATTTCAGCTGTTCCAGTTTATCTAAACTATAACGCAAAATATGATATCCTTGACAAAAATATATTAGAGGCAGAAAAAAATATATCCAATAGTTATGATATTGTAATACAAAAAGCATTGCCATCTGCCCTGTCCTACAATGGTAACTACGCACAAAACATTGCTATAATATTTCTGGAAAACAACAAGCTATTTTCGGATGGAGTGTTTCCATTAAATTCTATGAATCAGATTTTAGTGTCTACTCAAAAAGAGGTTGAGTGCTTGAAAAGAAGCGGAGTAAATACAAAGGCTAATTCAATTATGCAACCAATCGGCACAAAAAACATATCAAAATTCTCAGAATATGATAATAAACTTCAATTTGCAGAGCGTGTGAAAAATTCATACAAATTTTATTATATTGGAGAAAATATACAAAGAAAAAATATTAAAGATTTAATTGCTGCATTTTGTTTAGAATTTGACGAAACAGATGATGTTTGCTTTGTCCTAAAAACAAATATACCCGGACTATCTGCAACACAAGCCTCACAAAAAACACAAGAAGAGATCCACAATATACAAAAATCTCTTAGAACAAGAAAAAAGTTTGCTCCAATTTTGACTATCACAGAAAGACTACAAGACGAACAATTATTAGCAATACATAATTCTTGCGATTGTTTTGTTGTGTGTTCGTATGGAGAAGCATTTTGTAGACCGGCCGCTGAAGCACTATGTTTTGGAAATTATGTGATATTATCAGAAGGAGTTGGAATAAAAGAAATGATCGATTCAAATGATTTTGGATTGGTCTCATGCCAAGAACAACCAGTTATAATGCAAGACTATTCTTATCTTGGAGGAATTGATATGTACAACGGAGAAGAAACATGGTCTATTCCAAGCGTTTTAGAATTAAAAAGACAAATGAGATTGGCTTTTGAAAACAGGCCACAGGTTGACAGTTCAAAATATTTATCAAGATTTTCATATGAAAATATAGGACAGAATATATGTCAGTATATACAATAAAAAATTTGCTATCAAAATTTAGCAATAAAGAGATCAATGTCTTATATTTTCCCTCTATGTCTGCTATAGATATGCCAATATTAGACATTCCAGTCAACTACTTTAGCAACACCAATATTAAACATCAAAATCTAACCAATGTTTCAGATTTAACATGGTTTAACTATGATTTTATTTTTACTCATTTCATAGATAATACTATCATTAATCTTTCTAATGCTTTTCATCTACCAATATTGTATTATGTTAATAACAAAGAAAAGATCAATGATTCTGTTCCAAAAAATACCATATTTTTATATGATACATTAAATCCAATCAATAAAGAAAATTTAATATGTATAAATACAATAAATATTAATTCTAAAATATCAGAAAAAGAAAAAACTAAAGATTGTTTGGTTATCAATTATCATTTGAATAAATTAAATGACAATCTTAAAAAAAATATAACTGATGGTATTCCAGATGCTACCATTATAGAAACCCTGCCATCCAGCATAAACGATTTAGAAGATATATTTGCTGAATATAAAATTTGCATAGATTTTAATCCAATCAATATTCATGACACTCTTCTGGCATTAAAGAATAAATGTGTTTGTTTACAATTTTACCAAAAAAGTAATTTTATTGAAAATCAATATGATAATTTATATGTCGTAGATAATATAGATCATGAAAGTTATAATAAACTAATAGAGCTTTACAATAGTAATCAATTCAATAATGATATAAAAACAATAAATGATCAGGTTAATAATAACAGTTGGTTGGACTTGGCCTCAATATATGATCTATTAAAATATAGGAGATATGTAATATAATGTCAAAATATATCTATGTTCATGCTGGCGACAACAATCCCGTTCCTGACGCAGAAAAAATAAACATTTCTAATGTTAATATGATATCCAACGGGTCATCGGAAAATATTTTGTGTGACTGTTTGGATTTATTTACTATTTCTGAAAGAACGGTTTTAACAAATGAACTATTAAAAAAATTGCGGGTAGGAGGAACTCTACATCTAAAATTTATTAATCTCAAATTATTTAGTAAAAACTGTTATCTTGATAGAATAGAAGAAAAACAGCTTAATAATATTATTGCTAATGTTAAATCTTTAGTAGATGATTCTCATTTAGAACAAATTTTAAACAATAGTACAAATTTTGCAATAAAAAGTTTAGTGTACGATGGATTATCAGAGAATGTGATTATAGAGAGAAGAGCATGATAGTAACAAAATGTGAAAATTGCTATTTTTATAAAGATAATGTTTGTGGATTTGATATACCTCAAACATTGCTACATAATTTTCCTATGGTATTTTCTTCAAAAAATATTCAAAATAATGTGATTTATAATTTTTACTGTCCATATGCAAGAACTAGTGAATGGGTGGCCCAAAAAAAGGAGATTGTTGACGAGTCAGGCATTGTGAAAGAAATTTTAGAGTCTCGTCCAACGATTTCTTTTATCTATTTTATTGATAATAATTGGGATAATTTTACAACTAATCTTAGTATATTAAAGAATATAAAATATGATTATATTTATTTTGTTATAAAAAACTCTTTTGATATTAATAAATCTCAATATATAGAATTCATAGAAAATAATGAATTTCAAAACTGGAAATTACATGCTATTCTAGAAGATGAGATGACAGAGAGCGAAATTATAGATATGATTTTATCTAGTACTTCTATTAAAACAGATCTGATTTATACTATAAATAATAAATATAAAATATTATTAGATTCAATTGATACTGTTCTAAATACTTTTAATCTATTAAGATATCATAAGGTTGTATTTTTGCCTAATGATATTTTTTCATTTCATAATATTGTTATTCCTATGAATCTATGGAGTAATACTCACGAAAGATTTGGTTTGGCCTTGTCGAGTCTCGAAGAAGACAACGAAACAATAAGATTAACATTACAATGATCAATATCATATTATTATCTTCTGAGGTTCCAAAAGGAATGAAATCTTATGGCCCAAGAGCTATTATTCCAATAGGAAAACCAGAAGAACCATTAGTTATCAAACAGATAAAAAAAATTAAACTAACCTACGGTTCTACAAAACACGCTATACATGTAGTAAATGGATTTGAGTGCGAAAAAGTAGAAAAAGTTATACACAGATACAAGTATAAAAATATCAATTTTATTTACGATAATCATTTTGATTCTGTAAATAATACATACGGATTAATTAAAGCTCTAAAAAATATAAGTGGCAATAATTTTTTAATTGTACAAAGCGGCGTTGTTGGTTGCTACAAGCCAAAGAATATTAAAGTATCAAGTCTAGGAGTCATAAAGACAAACGATATTAATTTTAATATAGGAATTAGATCGCAAAAGAACAAAGCAATTTATATGTTTTATGATCTTGAGAATACATGGTCTGAGATAGCCTATATTGGGTCGGAAGATTATGATAGAGTAATGTCTCTGATAGGATCTGAGACTTTTGAATCCAAAGCTAAAAGTCTATTTTTATTTGAAACTATCAACGGACTTATTGAGAATGATATTGTTTTTGATCTTGAGATAGTTAAAAAAAATACAGTACACAAATATTTACACTATAAAAATAAGACATATGCTAACATACATAACAAATATAAGTAGTAGACCAGAACAACTTTTCGCTAACGCTTTAAGCAAAGAATATGGATCGAACACATTAATTTTTGAGCCAGATAATATCTATGAAATTATTCTAGCATCAAAACCAGATTTTGTCATCCTTCACGAAGGAGATCTGTCTAATTATCATATCAAAAAATTTATGAAAAATATAGATGATTCTATCAAAACTATTTTTATGGTTTTAACTTTTAGTGAAAAAAAGTATTCATTTTCTAGCAAAAGAACAAATTATATCAGTAAAGATAGCTATCTACCATATAATGAATATTTTCAAACAGAATTAAAAGATAAAAATTATATACTATGTGACCTTACCTGTAAAGATGAACAAAAAAACACAATATTACAGCCAATTATATATCCACAAAACAAAGAAATTCCTGTTAAATTAGTAAATTGTTACAAGGTTGGTCACGTTCAAAATTTGGGTCTTGTTGACGAACAAACCATGATGAAACTTCTTAGTGGATGTTCATTATATATTAATATGGATAATACATATGTTTATGATGCTATGAATATGAATAAACCCATATTAAATTTAACAAAAAATACATTGCTAGATACTGTGGAAACGCCATCATTAGATGATATAAAAAATCCATCTGTAAATTACGAAGCCAGTCAAATAAATAAAAATAAAATTTCAAATCTTGTTAAATACATTAAGTCAAAATATGAATAAAAAATTATCTGCAATAGCCATTCATCCACAATCAGAATATGATTCTTCTATGATCTCTTGGTTTAATAGCTTAAATGATATTGACAGAAGTATTAACTTAAAGTTTTTTTCTTCTTCATTTGATATTGTGAATGCTGATAAAAAGTTTCCAATACTACCTATTTACGAAGCAAAATATGAATATGGTAATTTTTTTGTTTGGGATATATTATCATTAGAGTTGGCAATTAATTTTCCAAATATTAATAAAATATATTATTTTCAAAATAAAGATATTCCATGGACAAAAATATACAACATTAATTATGAAGATTGGTCACAGCTTTTTGATAATCCAAAAGTTGAAATATTAACACACGATGCTACTATACAAGAGATTTTCAATTTGTCTTGGAAACCAATCAAGCTACTAGATGTAACACCAGAGGCTCTATATGAAATCATATGAAGATTTTAACGATAGTCAAAAAAAAGAAATGCTCAAAAAAGAATATGAAAATAATCTGTTAAGTTTTGGTGAAATAGCCAAAAAATACAATACATATTCTAATAGAGTAAGAAGAGATGCTATCAAATTCAGCATATCCATAAGAGACAAAAGTAAAGCTCAAAAGGTTGCCCTATCAAGCGGAAGACACACTCATCCGACAAAAGGCACAGAAAGACCAGATCATGTTAAGAGTAAAATAGGAATGTCTGTTTTACAGTCATGGGAGGAATTAGATGACGTTGAATTAGAAAAACGTAAGCAAACAGCTAAAGACAATTGGGAAAAGTTATCTGATGATGAAAAACAAAATATTTTGAGAAGCGCAAATGCTGCTGTAAGGAAATCTAGTAATGTAGGATCAAAGCTAGAATTGTTTCTTTTAGAGCAATTGATAAAAAAAGGATACAAGGTTGACTTTCACAAAGAGCAGACCTTATCAAATACCAAGTTGCAGATTGACCTTTTCTTACCTACTATGTCTGTGGCTATTGAGGTAGACGGACCATCTCATTTTAATCCTGTGTGGGGTGAAGATGCTCTTAAGAAAAATCAAAAATATGATAATAAAAAGAATGGATTAATTTTGGGCAAAGGACTTGTGTTGATTAGGATAAAGCAATCAAAAGATTTCTCCAAAAGCAGAGCATCTCTGATATGTGAGAAACTGGTAGAAGAATTAGGACTGATATCAGCAAAATTTCCAGAACCATCAAAAAGATTAATAGAAATAGGAGATTGATCATGGCTAAAAAGGACGAAGTAAAAATCACTCAAGAAGAAAAAGTTACACCTAATGATCTAGGATGGAATGACTATGTTCTTGGTTTATTGAGCGATGATGAAAAAATAGACGGAAATCCAACAACAGATGGACTTAGAAGAATTTTTGAAAAAGCGATGAATTGCACGGTTACTCATATTAGTACGGATGTTGTTCAGGCTCCTTCTCCAGAAAACGAAAAAAGAGCAACTGTAGTGTACAGGATTGATTATGTTTTAAATGATCTGTCAACACCCGAGGAAATTAAACACAGGTCAGTCACAGGCGCTGCGGACGTTTATTGGGGTAATTGCGACAAGGTTTATAGAAACCATCCTGTGGCCGTTGCTGAAACCAGAGCCGAAGGAAGAGCACTTAGAAGAGCATTAAGACTGAGGAAAGTAGTGGCCGCAGAAGAATTGGCCAATTCTATAGACGATAATCCTGATCATGAATCGGTCAATAAAATTAGTAGCAATCAGATTAGTTTTATAGATAGTATTTCTCAAAGATTAAATATCAATGTCAAATCACTACTTGCCTCATTGGACATATCATCTGATAATATATATGCTATGACACATAATGATGCTGTCAATGTAATTAGGTCTTTATCCACACATCAACAAAATCTGGATTCTATACCAAAAAGTCTATTAGGTTATGAGTCTAGTTGGAGATAATTATGAAATTAAGATACAAAGTAAACAACAAGTTAGAGTTTGAGCTAGATGGCGATGGCCAAAAAGAAATCTTTAAGGAACTTGCGGCTGTGCAAGAGATATTTGGAGAAGAGAAGTGTGGAATCTGTGGCAGTCAGAATTTAAAATTTGTTGTTCGCAATGTTGACGGCAACGACTACTATGAGTTAAGATGTATGGACTGCGGCGCCATCCTTGCTTTTGGTCAACACAAGAAGGGTGGAACGCTTTTCCCAAGACGCAAAGACGATCAAAATAATTGGTTACAAAATAAAGGTTGGCATAAATGGCAAGGTCCAAAGGATTCAGATACAAAGTAGAAGATTTAGTAATTTGGGGATATAAAAAGGGTTTGTGGCAAAGCTTTATTATTAATACTAGTGTATTGCTAGTATTAGCATTAAGTTTTGTTTCTATGGATTCAAAAATAATGCCAATATCTTTGGTATTTTCTCCCCCAGAAGAAATTGAAGATATTGATTTATCAGAACAAGAAGAAATAAAAATAGAAATTGCGGGAGATGTATTAGACGCTCCTCCTGATGATGCCTATATGATAGATACTCCTGCTGACCAAGAAATAATGTCAGTAAATTTGGATTATGATACGCCAATAGATGTTAGTCCAGTTAAAGAATTTACACCATCAGATTTATTAGCTGCTTTTGAAAATCAAAAAAATGCTATTGATCCATGGTCAGAGGCTCCTGAAACAACGGGGAAAGGAAAGCCATCCAGAAGAGGATCTGGAGGCACAGGAAACGGATCAGCAGGGAATGGCAGATTCGAAAAAATGGAAGAAAGATTAAAAAAGAGAGGAGCAAAAACAGGAGATGTTCAGGTATCAATATCTTGGGACGATTTTAACGATATTGATGTTTGGGTTTATGTTGAAAGTAGACAATATTCTAATCATATATCTTGGACAAATAGATCAGATGCTTTTGGAGGTATGTTAGATGTGGACTGCAATGTTCATCCAACAACAAAAGAGGCTGTAGAAAATATATTTTGGCCAAAGGGATCATGTCCAGCAGGAAATTATACTGTATTTATCCACAGATTTAAAAACTGGGAAAATAAATATAATACGAAGGTAGATGTTAGAATGCTTTTTGGAGATAAGGTTGTAAACAGAACTATAACTGTTACTCATGATGAGCCAATAAAGGTATTTACTTTTACCAAAAAATCTTCTGGATCTCCTCCTAAGATGATGCCGCTTACAAATTCTAGTCCTCTCATGGACAGATTAATGGGAGATGCAATGCCAGGTTATTAATTACCATTTTTTAATAGGACAAGACTGGTCGGCCCATAGTAATTTATTCATATAATTTTTTTCCCTAGATAATGCGCAACCACATTTCATACAAGTATTATTCTTAAAAAATTCACAGCCTTTACATATATCCATCCTGGCATCAATTTCTTCCTGTGTACATTGTTTTTTATTGGTGAGATCTCTTTGCATCATTTGTTCATGATTTATTTGAGGAGGATTGTTTGGTTTTAAATCTGAGAACGTATGACCATACCACCAATCATTTAAAATATGAGGATGGGTTTTTTTATCCTGTGGAATTATTTCAGAAATCAATGTTCCATCATGTTTTTCAACAGTGATTTTTTTAAGATTAATTTGTGTATATTCCGGGTTTTGAGATGCTCTGTCTAATAAAACTGGACATACTTTAGAGACCATCATTGAATCCTGTGGTTTCACTATCACAGATTGACAATATTTACAAACCAAGAAATTATTCTTTAGATTTGATTGTTCAAAAACACAATAAATAGTTGGCTCCATAATTATTTCCTTTAACTTATAATAGTATATTATTCAGAATAGTCAATAACACATTCTTTCGTGGTTATCTTACAAAATACCATTGTCAATTTAATGGATGCTGTTCCTAGGACTTCATCTTCAAAATATTTTTTTGTATTTCTCAATAATGGTAATTCTGTATTAGCTGGACATTTAGATTGAGGATCTTTCTCACATTCATCATTGGTCGCTTTTTCACAACTATTACATATTCTATTATATGCTTTTTCTTGTATCGGAGGATCATATGTGTATAGCGCACCAGTATCTGTCCGAATTACTTTATGAGATGGACAATATTTTGTTCCATATGTACACATATCATCATCTCTTTCAACGATAAGATCATTTGAGCAGCTAGATGCTGAGCATAGCTTTTCTTTGGTCTTTTTTGTATATTTGGGGCCTTCTTCATAACATCCATCTTTAATATTATTCTGCATTTGTTCAATAAAATTTGAATCACAACAATAACCTCTTGTATAGGTTTTAGCATCCGGTATGCATTTATTTGTGCTTCCTGTTTCATCTTTTAGACAATTTTCCATACATTTTAAATATGTAGTATACGGCCCATCGTCCGTTTCTGATTGTTGTCCGCTCGCTTTTTGAACACATTCTGAACCATCACACCACCACGGATTATCAGACCCGTCCCCAGCATCAATCGGACACGGACCAAAACCCCAATAACCCCACCATCCCCATCCCCAAAGCCCACTATTGCAGCAATCATCTCCTATGTAGCCTCCAAAACCATAATTATTCCAATACCATCCATTATTATATCCTCTTAAATCATAATTACAATCTTCAAAATCTTCGCATTTATAACAAGATGGACATGAATAGTAGCCATTATTATATCCACAATTACAATCGTCTAACTCCCAAAAATTAACCACAGATGTTGATGTAGATATTTCTTTCTTATATCCTTCTTTTGGTTTTTCGGGATTTTCTGGACATTTATTATTGAGCCACCAATTATATCCTGTTTCACATTTTGCTTCCGGCTCTGTTGAACATTCAGTAATATTTTGTTCACAAAATGTACCGTCCGATGGAATTGCATCGTGAGGAGCACAAGCTTCTTTTGGATATTCGTATTCCTCTATGCACGAATAAGCTGGTCTTACTAATTCATACTCGACAGTATATTCTTTTTTTACTATTTCATAATCATAATCACATTCTCCCTCTTTGCACTGAAAATTTGATGGAGCTTTGCAACATCTTATTTCTCTGTCTTTACCATTAACTATATCACAATTATAATTGCCATAATAACCGTTATAATCCGATACACATCCATAAGTTTTGCATCTTGCTATTCTTGGCTTACCACAAGAATTTTTACTTATATCATCACAATTTTGTGACCCGCCCGTAGGACAATTATCAATTGCTCCACACCTATATGCTTCTGGAGCATCTATTTCTGTATATAAATATGTTAAATTATCTCCATATACTCCCCAATTACCATGCCATCCCCACCAACCAAACCAATATCCATTGTACCACCAATTAGTTCTACAAGCCATATTATTGCTATTGGACGAACATGTTTGAGATGCATCAAAACACTTGTGTGTTTCATCCTTTGCTACATATCTTAATGTTCCATCTTTGTCAAAATAGGTTTTAGACATCTTGTGCTCCAGCAAAACAAGTCAAACACTCTGACTCTACATTATTACACATATAAAGTTTATCATTATGAGATTTAAATATAATTTTTGGACATTTAAAGCTTGTTAATGATTTGACATGATATATTTTATTATATTGATTATTATTAATAATTCCAACAATTAAATTATCATATATTTCAAATTTTAAA